ATGAAAATTTTACCGAACGGATGCTCCTGTACTGAAGTATGGGTATCACCAGAAAATTGGCTAACAACTACCTCAAAGGCCTCCTTAAACAAACAATGGTATGTTCAATGTACTTACTATGATCCTTTGTTTAAAGAAAAATACCCCAAAGGCTTCCCGTTCAGAAAAAAACTGAACAAATTCAAAACTTTAGAAGATCGAAAAGCAGCTGCCAAGTTGTTAATTGATGAAATTCCAAAACTTTTCAAAGATTTAGGATACAACCCAATCACTAAAAAATACATGATTGACCAGGAACCTGAACCGGCGACAGAAGATAAGTTTTTAACTGAAATTTGTCCGGAAACTCCTTTTTTGATTGCTCTTGACTTAGCACATAAGAGTATTAAAGTTGCCGAAAGCACTTTCAAGGATATAAAATACATGTTGGCCAAGTTTATTCCTGCCGCGGAACAGCTCCGGTACCATGAATTAAAAATTAGTGAGGTAAAAAGAAAACACATCCGGTTCACTTTAGATCATCTTGAGAAAACTGAAGAAACTTTCTCCGCCCACAAATTCAATAAGTACCGTGGATACCTCTCAACTCTATTTAAAGAACTTCTCGAGTTTGAAGCAGTAGAAAACGACATTGTTCTTCAAATTCAAAAACGCGTACATGAAACTAAGACCCGGGATATACTTTCTGAAGATGAAAGAGTACGAGTAAATAATCACTTAAAAGAACACTTCCCAGATTTTTGGAGATTTACTATTTTGTTCTTCCATTCCGGAGGCCGAATATCGGAACTACTAAATTTAAAAATTGAAGATGTAAAACTGGACCAACAAAAATACCAGGTATTCGTAAAAAAAGGAAAACAGTATAAATGGGTAAACCGCATAATAAAAGATGTAGCTTTAGGTTTTTGGATTAAGTCTTTATATGGTGCAAACAAATCTGACTATGTTTTTTCTGTTGGTTTAAAACCTGGACCAAACAAAATCAGACGAGAACAAATTAATAGGCGTTGGAAAACTCATGTAAAGGACAAATTGGGAATAACTGCAGACTTTTACGCTTTGAAACATTTGAACCTTGACGAAACAACTGCCATTCTTTCTCTGGAAGATGCGGCAAGAATGGCTGGGCACAAAACTATTTCAATGGTTCAAAAACACTATGCAGTTGGAGAAGAAGAACGACAATTTGAAAGGTTGAAAACTCTACAAAATAAATTTGCATAAAAAAAAGCGATCTTATTGATCGCTTTTTTAATTACTTTTTCTTTTCAATTTTCATAATTCGACTTTCCCCACATTCATCAAAAGTTTTGGCAGTAAATTGTTTCTTTCCTAAAAACCGAGTTTTAATACCTAAAAAGTTCCACTCCCGACGCTCCCAATAAGCGACAGCGTCAGATTTGTTTTTAAATTGGCGTTCATTAACGATAACCTTTAACTTTTGGCCATCAAAAGAAGCAACTCCTGCAACAGTCATGCACTTGGTTGTATCACTCCAAGACTGTTCTTTTGGAATTGAATTTTTTATTGCATCCACTAATCCGGAAACATCCGTTTCCTTTTTAGTGGTGTCTCGATATTTCAAGGTTTGCGAAACAATACTTTCAATCCTGGCAATTTTTATGTTGGCAGCATCTAATTTTTTCTTTAACTCCGGATCGCTATAATTGAGATGCTCTTCAATTTCTTTATGAGTCAATACCTGACTTGTAAATCTTAAACTGTCCGATTTTCTTAACTGACTCACATTTTCTGTCTGCCGGATATTTTCTTTTTTTTGAAATTGATAATCTTTGTAAAACCAAACAATGACCACTATAGAAAGCCATATCGCTATAGTTTTAAAATTCTGCATAATTACTGATATTTGCATCTTATAAAATTATATAATTAGAATTATTTTGAGGTTTTGTTTGGAGAATGCGCCAGTTATTAAACCCAATTTTCTCAAAGTGTGGAAAATCTTTAAAGGAAGTCCAATTTCCGCCCCAGCTCCAGCCGTATTTCGCGAATATTTTTACGCATTCATCCCAGTCCGACACACCATCCCCGTCGAAATCTTTTTTAAAATCCCAACTTGCCGTTTTCCCGTCAATGATTAAAACACCATCAACAGCGAAACCATAATTGTGAATTGACTGGCCACCTTTAGCATTAGTTACTTTTTTACCAGGCTTAGTCCTCCCTTGTGCATATAGATCATCCTGTTCAGCAAATGTTCTCAAACCTTGTGTTATTCTAATCTGGGCACGCCCGGTTAGAACTTTGTTACATTCATCAATAATTTTTGTCATTTCTGCACGCACAGCTGGGTGCAACAGAGCAATTCTTTCTTTTGTTACTTTATCCATCTTATTTAGTTATTATATTCCCAGAATCTGAGAATAAGTTTTTAATTTGAAATGTGATTAGCCGGCGAACAGGTCGTATGAAATACCTAACGAAATCATTATTGTTTCCGATCACTTCCATATTTTCCAGAATAGAAACAACTTCGATATAGATCATTATTCCTATCATAAAATCACCAAATACACCTGAGTACTGATTTCCCAATTTGCTATCACTAACACTTTTGATATTCAACAAAACCATTCCTATTATAATAGAGCCGCCATATTGAATGAATTTTGTAAATGTTTTTCGAAACCCTTCGGATTTTCTTATTGTTTTGGTCAACGTTGCCTTTGTGACGCCAAATGCAAAATCCAAAAAGAAGAGAACAAAAAGACCTATAAGCAAAGAACCGTCTGGTATGTATTTTAAAATCATATGATAATTAATTTATGAATTGTAGTTTATCAAAGTGTTTACTACTTGATTATTTTAACCTTAAAGTCACCTGAAACAGGATTTCTTGCAGTTGACGTGTCAAAATTTACAAATCGTACAGTTACGACATTAGATGCACTAACGAAAGCAGTATATTGACTATTTGGTTCCACCGAAGCATAAGGGACACCAAGTGATACAACATCTCCAAGAGCAGCACCAGGAACAGAAATATTTAAATCTTGTGAAGTGCCAGGTGCTGTATTAGGGAAGTCTAAAGTAGCGGCTCCCGTTAATATTACGAGTAAATCTGACGTCATAGCAAACGTACCGTCTTTGTTTGGAAAGGAAAATGTTTTAGGAGAGGATGTCGTTATATTCTTGGTATCTAATCTAGCAGTTCCGGCTAAAGTCGTGGAGCAAACCGCGATATGATCCCCCGATCTATGAATGAAAGGCATAGAGCCCCCACTAGTGAATCCTTGATCTGTTGCGAATTGCAGCCTCTCAGATAAAGATTTAACCCCAGCTATTGTTTCATTTCCGTTTTTATGGACAACGTTAGAGTCTGCAGCAAACGATGAACTAAGCACTTTTTCGACAACTCCTGTAGAGCTATCTCGAGTCAATACATCATAAGCTCCAGCACTTGTAGTTGGTACTGTTGTAATTGTAGCAGAATTTAAAACAGTATCTCCTGACTTATTTATCGTGAAAGTATTCACTCCGTTATTTTGACCCGCAAAAATAAATCCAGTAGATCCGGATGACCCGTTAGATACGACACCTATTCCGGTCGAATCGTTCACAGAATAAATACCACTACCGGTGGAAGTATTAGAGGCAGCAAATCCAGTACCTGATGAGTTATTTGCAGATGTGAATGCGTTTCCTATTCCATTATTAACGGAAGCCAAGCCGTTCCCATTACTGTTATTTATTATGTAAAAACCAGATCCTCCGCCGCTATTAATAACCTGCCCTCCTCTTCCTGTTGATGAATTAGTTATTTTAAACACAGTAGATCCAGGTGCTCCTCCATTATTTGTCAAATCTAATCCGCTAGATTGGGAATTAGTTGTATTTGTTGAAGATTTCACGCCTGTAAAACTTTCATTACCTGAAGTGTGTAGTACATTTGCATCATTTGCTGGAACATACCCAATATTAGACTCTATCACATTCCAATTAGTAGATACTTGATTAGGGGAATTTACAAGAGCAAAAAAACTATCACCTACGTTTACAGATTTCCCTGCCAACACTCCAGCTACTGAAACATACCATAAATCTCCTTTTTGTATCGCTCCTGAAATCCCGCTTCCTCCAGTAATAGGAAATAGGTTACCTGAAGCATCCCAAACACCTCTAAGATTTATAACACCAACTAGTAAATTGTCTGCGTATGCTTTTACAGCTGCGACAGACGGATACAAAATATCATTTACTGTAGTGAAGTTAGTTGCTTTATTCAGTAAATCTTCCTTGCTAACTAAAATCGAATTAACAGCATCCACAGTTGGATACTTCTTGCCGGTACCATCTACAGTTAGAGAATTCTGTTTATTGACTACTTTTTCATAATCACCTCCTATTATTGGAGGTGTATTGCCAATAGTTGAATCTGTTACATTAATAATTGTAACCAGGACTGTATCAATTGGCGTTGGAGGCGTTGGAGAAGTACCTTCTGTTTCAGGGCCTAAAATTCGAATTATTTGATTGTTTTTGTTTGCAACCAAAATATCATTTCTAGTATAACCAGTTTCAGCATACTCAATAGTAAATGATGTGTTACCCACTGTTGCATAATTTACATTCCCAATGATCCATTGTGCGCCAGTTGCAACAACAATATCATTTGCAATAATTGAAACATTAGCAGACACCAACTGATTTTGTCGAACTGAATTAAACCAATCAAATATCTGTTGAATCTTAATTTTATATGAGGTACCGGAATCACTTACATGAATCTCAGAATTTGGGCGCAGAACCGATTGCCATGGTAGTTCTACAATTTTTTTAGCATTATTTGCAATTGCATTTAACCGATCTGTCAATAAAGCTACTTGTTTTGTGATAATAGATTGGAAGCTCATGATGATAAATATTTTATCCCACAAATGTAAAAATTATTATTTTATTTAGAATCATTCTAAATAACAAAATTGCCTATGTAAGAGATTAATATTTAATAACTTTGCTTATATGATGTTTATATTTATCCTTTTTGTAGTTATTGTTGGCGGTTGCTGGAAACTTGGCAAAGTAGCCGGTAATGCATTATTTCCAGATCAGAATTCTTCAAGATTTATAGATAGATCTACCAATATTGTTCATCATCATCACCATCACTATCATGACAATCGCAGTATTCATGTAGATGGAAAACAATTTAAAGATTTGAAATAATGAACACATTTAATAAGGATAAATTTGTTCAAGATTACGAGATACATTTAAAATCGCAAATTTTACAATTTAATAAAATTGAAAATCCGACAAAAAGAGACGAAGAAATATTCTATCCTGATGCAGACAAAATATATTTAGATCTGGTTAAACAAAATAATCTAAAAATTCATAGTGATGAATTAGAAGATGTTTATAGTAAAACACAGGAAATTAACAACCGTTTATTTAAACTTATAAAACCCGCTAAATAAAGCGGGTTTCTTTTTTTTCATATTACTAGTACGCTACATATCCAGATTCAGTAGAAATTAAACCTGGTACTTCAACTTGCCCTTCATCTAAATCAAAATTTCCAGTTCCAATAGAGTTGTAAACATTTCCCGTCTTGATCATATTTGCAGTTAAAACGTATAGATTTGATTTCTCCAACGGACCTTCAGTACTAAAACTGCCATTTTTCACATAACCTACTCCATTTAACCACACTTTTTCATGTGATAGTGCAATCATTATTTTGCGCCAGATTTCTTTGGTTACTGGTTCAAAAACAAATTGATCAACTTCATACAGATCGGCACTTAAAAGCAAAGCTGCAGTATCTGTTTTATGGATCTCACTATTCTCTTCTGGAAGTCCCTTTTTACTTGTAAGCGGAATCCTAATCTTAAATTCAATCCCGGTTGCATAAAAAACATCCGTATTTGTTGTATTATGATATTTGATTTCAACTACATCTTCATGTTTTACTTGACACCATAATTCCTCGCTTAAATGAGTAATAGTTGCAAAGTTAGGATCTGAATTCACAAGCTGAACGTGAAACTTTTGATCAATAAAATTTACCATATCAATGAAATACTCATATATTTCATAATTGAACCGGTTAAAAATAGAACCTACTACAATACTAATTTCAGATCCGGAAAAGTTTTCTGAAATAATTATCACGTCTGAATTCTTTGATTCATCAAAAACAATCTCCTCAATCAAAAACCAAGCATTCGAGATTACAATATAATTCCCGGAAACGCCCCATTCCGGAAGACTGCCATTTAAAGAGTAGTTTCCAATAACTGAACTCGTATTATAATCATATGTATTCCCAGATATAAAATAAATGCCGGCCTTACCACCTCCAATACTGTATTTTCGCGCATCTCGTTTATCCTTTATTCCAATATTATTTGACTTTTTTTCAATCGGTATTACAATTTCGCTTAGATCCTCTCTAATTACTTTGGCAACATTACTACTGTAGTTTGATTTAAACTGAGTGGGCACAATGTCGGCACTTTGAAATTGCTGCACCTCTTTGTAAACAACATCAACATCAACCTCACAGCTTAAAGTATTTTCATCCGTTTTATAATTTTCCGAATCGCCCCAGGTAATTCTTTTCGCGTATCTAATCGAATTTGACTTCGAGATGTAAAAATATGGTGATTGAATACCAAATTCATTCACTGAAAATGCTTTAGTAAAAGAGCAGCCTAATTGATCTTTTACATTTAAAACAAAATCACCGACATCAAGACCAGTGAAAATATTAGACGATTGCCATGAAACATTATCTAATGAGTATTGCAAAACTAACCCGGTCGAATTAGCATTTTCCACCAAAACTGTCGCGCCGTTGGGGCTGTTGTTCACATTGATCGTAAAATTAGCAGCCGAAAGTAAACTTGGTAATACTATACTTTTACTTGCTTGTTTTCCATTTGCGTCTTCCACAATCACGTTAATCGTATCACCACGCAGCCAATCGAGAGCAAATGGATTATTGGTATTTGGATCAATCGAAACTGGACTAATTACTTTTACAGCTAAATTATCTGTTGTAACTAAAACACGTACTTTCTGGCATGGAGTTGATAAAGCTTGACCGAAATTAACTTCCGTAATATTGAATGCTGGCAATGCCGGTTCATTTTCAATAATGAATGTAACATCTCCATCGGCAGATTCATTTAAAAACACAGCACCTGCAAAATTTGCTGTGATGATTACTGTACCTATTCCGGAACCAGCTGGTCCTCTTGTTGATTCGACTGTGTACAAATTAGATGTATTGAAATCTAAATCAAATGCTCGTTTGTATAAATCTGATGCATATCCGGAATATATAGTTTCAGGCGAAGTTTCTGTTGTAATATCTTTTGGTAACTCAGCCTGATATTGTCCTAACCTTTGGCCAACAAATGTTTCTCTAGCGAACATTGAAGTAATATCGCTATGTTGGTCAAAGTAAACAGACTGATTATAAATAGGCACCGAGTTAAACTGAATTGTTATTTTTGAATTTGCCATGTTTTATCTATTAAATTTTAATACTTTCCAAGATCCTTTTCCGTTAGGTTTTAGGTTTAATAAAAATCCTTTCTCAGTTTCACCATCTTCATTTATGAATTCAACTAAACCGTACAAATTCATCACTTTTTTGCCCAAAATCATTGTAAATCCGTTGACTTGCTGCATAACATCAAAATCACATACATGCTCAAAGTCTATTGTTTCCGGGATAAATCTGGCCGGCTCAAGTTCTGCGTTGATCACATCTCCATTCTCTGCATATTCATGCTTCCCGGAAAGCTTCGTTCTTAGTTGTCTGTTGGCAGCGGACGAACCAAATTTCAATTTATTCGTCGCATACTTAATAACTGAAGCGGATATCCACCACCCATGCCGCAATAAAGAGTTTACTGGTGACAATCTAAGACCAGTAGCTGTTTCAGGGCTGAAAATACCGGTAGGCGCTTTTTCAAAATCATCCTGCCATTTGCGTTGAGAAAAAGTATTTGAACTTGTTTTTTTCAAATCGAGAAAAAATATATCTTCATCGTAACTCGAATCTTCAGTTTCATTTAATGATTTAGGCTTTCTGCGCGCGAATTCCATCCCATAACTGTCGGCCCTATACTTTGAAATTTGAGTATAGACATTTTTAAGCCTACTTATGTACGTTGAAAAATTTGATCTTACATTAAATTCATCCAATCCAAAAGCTTCTTCATAATCTCCCCCCTTTTCATACCCTATTTCAATTGCTGAGTAATATTTATCCGGCGCCGTATTCCGGTCCACGTTTTTAACCTGATTGGGAAGCCGAATTGTTACATTTTTGTTATAGAAATAACTTAGTTCTTCAATTCGCACTCTTTCTTTATTTCCAATATTTTCGATTCCTATGCCTAAATTGAAAACAGCTTTAGTTGAAGTTGTGAAATCACTAAATGAGGTAGTCACCGGTTTAAATAAATTTGTGACTTTTGGCGAAGTGCTAGTTTCTTCTTTTGGCAATGGCAATTTATCGAACTGTCTCACCCAAAATCCGTGAGTAAATGCAACATAAGCTCCTTTTCCGTTCACCGGGTAACCTAAATCTTTTCTTCCAAAGTAGTCTGAGTAGAAAGCACCTTGTTTATTGGTTGCAATAGTCACTAATCTATCAGCTAATTCATGGGCTAAAATTGCCTTTGTTGTCGATTTTTCCTCAAAACTCTCTTCATCAACATCTAAACTACAAACAATGTTCTCCGCGGAAATTTCAAGCCTTTGTGATCTGGTATTTGCAAAGTCAACATTTTGGTCAAAAAGCAATCCTAAACTCTCATTTGCAAGTATTTTTACAGTATCGTCAAAATCAACCTGAAATGTCTTGCCATGCAGTTCAGCATGTGATGTTTTCTCAAACAAAAATCTATTTTCCTTTAGAATAAAATCACCCCCATTTTTATAGGTAGCCAATCTGACACAAAATTTAAAGTTTTGGACGTCGTCAAACGTATATATATTAGCTTTGAATTGTAACTTAATCTTTATTTTTAAATCACGATCCCTATCGGAAATTGCAAAAAACAAATTACTTACGTCGCCGTTTCCGGTTCTATCCCATGAGTTATCTCCAACTAATGAACCAGCTATCGGCGCTTGAGCACTTTCATGTGACTTGTTAATAAGAGCCATAGGAACAGATATGGTTGAACCTCTTGTATTACCATCCGAAGAAGTATTCACAAGGTCAGCCGAATTCTCACTCTCCTTAGTTACAAATTTTGTCTGAAGGAAAATTTTTCTACCATCAAGTTCAACATTTATTGTTTGCAGTTCCGGAATTATAGAATCGTTGATTGTAGTTGTTCTATCAACTTCCACAGTTTCAGAATTCCTTGCTTTTAACTCCTGTTCAAGCCCTCCGGAGTTAAATTTTACTTTAACTTGACCATTGGAGCGGCCCCATGTTGACAAATCAAGATACCCAGAGTAAGTAAGGGTCCAAACATCATTCTGCGGATGTCTTTCGTTTCTAATCAACTCAATTTCCATCATAATTCCATAGATATCATATCCTAACTGGATATAATCTGCCCCTTCTTTTACAAACTGCAGTGAATTTGAGAATTTTGGAAAAATACCATGATACTCTTCATTCCTGGAATACTCCTTATCATCATCGTTCCAACCAATTGGTTCAACAATAATAAGTTCACCCATCTCTTTGCTTTTTAGGATGTACTGTACACGATCGTTATATTGTGGATTAATATTTCCCATTAGCTCCAGTTTGTATTTTTAGACTTCCATACTTCGTGGGGAATATCTATTTTAGGAATTTTGATAATCGGTTGTTTTTGATTCTCAATTACTTTTCTTGTCAATTTCATTTCCTCCAGCATTTCTTTGCCATAAGCAGTTTCATAATATTGGGTAGCTTGAAAATCACTCATTTTTTGCCCCTGCATATTAAGACTGGCCATCATTGCAGCACGTTGCATTTTGTTAAAATCACCTACCGACTTATGAACAGTATCACCTTCATATAACTGAACAATTTTATTACTTCCAGTTGGAACTTCAATTGCTCCGGACTTACGTTCAATAACCTCCTGAACATATCCTCCGGATGGCCCGATACCATCATTGATAACTGCGATTTCTTTTTTACCGCCTTTACGTCCATCTTTGTATTTTGGAAGTGGTGTCGCGACAATCGCTGCTAATTGTACAGCTGCTACTGCTGCAGTAATCACAGCTAATGCAAGTCCAATACCTGGCCCTGCTGTTAATGCTGCAGTAACTGCCTTTCCAGTATTCATGGATGCTTCTGCAATTGCCATAGCCTTATTGAAAATTGCTTGCTTTTCTTGCTCTTTACGCTTCTTTTTTTCTAAAGCATCGTTTTTCTTGTCACGTTCCTTTTGAAGAAGATCTTTCTGCCTTTCATCGTTCTTTGCAAGTTCAATTTGTTTAGCATAATATGCATCATTAGCTTGCTGATCAGCCTCAATATTTTGTATTCTTCTTTCAAAAATTGCATTCCCAAGATCTTGGAGAGCAAAAGTTAAGTTTTGTGATAACTCTTCAACCTTCTTAAAATACTCTTCATTGAAAAAAAGTATTTTTTTGGTTGCTTGATCATTGTTTAAAACATTTAGCTCCGAGTTTTCTAATTTTAATCTTGAGAGTTCATTATCATACTGTTTCCTTTTTTGAACGGAAATACGCTCGTTTTCAGGAAGCTTGTCTTGAGCAGCCAATATATCTTCAATTGCTTTTATTTGAATAGCTATTGCTTCTTTTGCAGCTGATCTTTTAATTTCAATGATTCTTCTTTCGTGTTCTTCTTGAGCCTTTTCTAAATTTGTATTCTTATTTAATGACGCATTATATAGTATATTCTCCGCTTCTAAGGCTTTGTTAAGTTTAGTGTCATTTGTTAATAAGTCAGCATCAATCCTCTTTTTAACTTCCTCAACCTCACTATCAATAATTTTTTGACGATCCTTGACTCCTTTTAGCGTTATTTTTTTTTGGTCATCTTGAAACTTCTCCAGAATTAACTTCTGACCGTTCGTTAGTTCTTTTTTTATCTTACCAGTTTCTAAAAGTTCACTAATTTCCAAATCAGAAAGTTCTCTTATAAATTTTCCAGTCTTCTCGTTGTATTTACCTAATTGAAACAATTCATATTCCGCAGCATTTCTGATTCGTTCAGATGCTAATTGGTTGTAATCCGATAAAGAATCAAGTCTTTTATCGTATGACATTTTATCATTTTCCAAAATCTCATCATCCATATCTAAACCAACTTGAAGGCGAAACTGTTGCAGTTTAAATTGGTCGTCAAGTCCTTTTTTCCAAAGTTCAAAAGCATCCTTTAATTTCTTTCTTAAAGCAGCCAACTCCTTCTTGCTCATTTCCTTCTTAAATTCAGCGTCTTTAATCGCAGCATCTTTATCTAAATCAGCTAATTGCTTTTCAAGTCTCTTCTTCTCGTCGGTAGTTAATTGAGCATTCTTAATTGCTGTAGCTTTTTTGAAGGATATTTTATCTTTTTCTGTCTTTATAAGATCGTCCAGTTCATCACTATTGTGACCTTCTTTACTTACACGCCAGTTTCCATTTGCGAGGTAGTTCTTTTCTATTTGAAACTGTGCGATGCGTTGTCTAGAACTATTAATCTCAGTTTGGGTCCTATCAGCTTCAGCTTTTTTCAACTCAGTAAAAACTTCTAAAGAGGCTACCAAAATCTTTTTTTTCATCGCAATTTCCTCTTTATCCAATTTATCTGAATTTTCACCCTGGGCTTTTCTAAGCTTTATATCTTGTTCGATATCTTTAAATCTTTCGTTATTTGATTGATCCCGGGCATCAGAAAACGCTTTTTCAGACTCCTCTAATTCTTTATTTGCATCAACAATTTTTTTAATATTTTTCTCTGCATCACTCATCTCATCATTAAAAACCATATAAGCGACAATTGCCGCTGACAAAAAAGCCAGTATTAATCCCCATGGAGTTGCTTTTGTAGCAACATTTAACCCTTCCTGTGCAACCATTGCTTGCCTAGCCGCTGCAGCTTGTGCAAGAATGGATCTGGTACCAATACCTGTTGCTAATGCAAAACGTATCTGTGCCGCAGTTGCAGCTGCTTGTAAAGCACTATACGTTACCATAACAAAATTTACAGTTCTTAAAATTCCTACGTAGGTAATTAAAACCGTTCCAAATTTTACTATGAAATCCATAATTTCCTTAAAGTTGTCTCGCACAAACTTTAAAACTTTAGCCAAGTAGATGGAGCCGGAGCTGGCGTCGTTTGCCATTAAAACATACGCTTCCCATCGATCATTTATGTCAGCCAGAATAGAAGATAAACTTTCGGAAGCAGCTTCAACTTCTTTGTTTAATGCAACATTTTCTTCATACTCTTTTTTAGCCTGAGCCATTGCACTGGCCAAAAGATCATAATTTGCAGCCAGTGAACCGATAGTTTTAAACGATCTAACCTCATCCAATCCCAGTTCACCAAGAACAATTGCCAGATTTTGTCCCTCTTTTTTAGCAGTGTTCAAACCTTTAACAAACTTTACGAAAACCCCTGTTGCGTCCTGGTTAAATTGTTTCGAAAGTTCCTTTTGAGTTAAATTTGTTAATTTTAAGATTGCTTCCAAATTTTTACCAGTCGCTATTGACTGATTAATTACTCCAAATGTCTTTTGAATTGAACTTGCTGAAACTTCGGCTTCAGATCCTAAAGAAGAAGTTGCAGCACCAAGTGCCAAAACTCCCTGTGCGGAAGTATTGTACACTGCAACCCCTTTTTGAATTTCTGTTGAGTTGGATAACACTTCCTTTTCTGTAGTTGAAAAAGAGTTTCCTAATTGAGTAATTACTGAAGCCAATCGATCTGCATTTTCAAAACTGTCAGATGATACCTCAATAAACTTTGCAAATTGTGCGACACCTTCTTCGGAGTTAATATCTGAAGTTAGTTTTAACTTTTCGATGGCAGATGAAAATTTTAGAATATTTGCAGTACCGGTTACACCCAACTGACCGGCAACCTCCGCAGATTCTATAAGACCAGCAACCGTAATTCCATTACTCTTGTCTCCCAACTCAACAAGTTCTCGTCCAAATTGTTTTAGTTCTTCGCCAGTCATATTCGTAGTTTTACCAACTGCTATTAACTGTTTGTCAAAATCTAAGACAATACTAAAAATGTCTTTTACAACTACTCCAAACAGTTCTAAACCGGTTACTAATCCAAATGTTGCAATAAGATCTTTAAGAGTGCCACGTAGACCTTCAAAAGCACTTCCGTAGTTACCAATATTTTTGGTGTAATTTCTAATTGCTGCATCCACAGCCTTTACTCTGGCATCAAGTTTGTCAAACTCTGCTTGTGCGACAATAATCTCAGCCGTATTCTTTTTCTCAGCGGAAATTAACTCTGCCAATCGTTTTTGTGCATCAAGCCTCGCTTGGTTCAATTTCGCATATGCGCCAACAAGTCCAAGTCGCTCCCTTGCTGCTTGCTTTAATTGTTTGTTAGTTTCTGCAAGAAGTATTTTTTCTTCTAATGTTGCTTTATTTGATGACTCTTTTGCTTTTCGCTCTTTATCTTCAAGCGCAATTGTTGACATCCTGATTTTATTAGCTGATATTTCCGCTGCTTCCCGCTCCTTTATAGCAAGTATGGCTTTCTGAGTTGCCAAAATTCCTTGTTGTAAAGCCGCATTATATGTAGAATTACTTGACGCTTCTTTGATTTGTTTTTGAATACCTGCAATTTGAAGAATGCCCTGAACAAATTCTTTATTTTTGTCGATGGCAATTTGAGTCTGATTGGCATAATCTTTTCCCCAGGTCAATGCTTCCTCTTCAATTATTTCTTTACGAGTAATTATTCCTTTTGAATTTGCCATTTTACTTCTTTTTTGTTGTCTCTTGTTTCTTGATCGCTTCTATCTTGGCATTTACTTGTTTCTCATACCCGAAGTAAGCGTTGTAGGTTATGGCATTAAAATCTCCTATGTGGAAGCCTAGTATTGAGCAATATGAAGCCATGATATCATCAATAGTATATTGTTGTCCGGATTCTATCTTTGGTAGATGTTGCTTAAGCACTCCGATCTTTACTTTAAAAGCATTAGACTCTCGTTCTATTTGGGCAATATCTTCATAATAGACAACCTCATCTGTAGTTCTCAAAATGAAACCATACTCTACAGTTAGTAATTGATCCAAATCTTCATCGTAAGCAAATTTCAAAGCATCACATGAAAACAAAACAACTTTAAGTTGATACTCCAAAGACTCTATTTCCTTAGAGATCCTGAATAATTTCTTTCCTTGTGGAGTCGCATTTTCTCTATTTTCATGTTCTTCATAAATTGCGGCCCAGGTGTTTATCAAAACTTCCTCGTCAGTTTCAGTTGGTGAAAGAAGCTGCAGATTTCCTGTATCTACTATTTTGAGAAATGTTTTATATGGGATTGTATCTAAAGAATCGTAAATCATAACTTAAGTATGTTGCGTGAGTTTTTAATAAAAAAAGGAAGCAATCGAGATGTGATCACTTCCTTTAATTCTTTGTCAGAAAGTCCAAAAAGTTCGTCCGAAAGCCAATGATCACTATTTAAAATGTCTTGATTTTTAGGATCTCTTGAACTAAACCTCAACACTCCGGAAACTTCTTGCATGTAAAAACCTTTCATCCAATCTCCGGAATCAATACCGGAAAAGGGCTGACCTTGTTTTTTCCTGCCATCAGTAATTACTTCCGTCCAGTATGAATAAAAACCAATTGGATTTCCGAAAATATCTTTACTGTCTTGTGAAATTCTTTTTTTCTGAATATCCAGTAAATCCTTTTCAATACTTCTGATGAATTTAAAAAGATCAATCTCCAGCTTTTTCGGTGTCAGTTTCCTTGCCCTTTCTAACTGTTGCTGAAATGTTGCCATTAGTAGCGATTTTGTGTGCTTTTATCAATTCGGCTTCCCTTTCTCCGGATGGGATATCTTTAAAGATATGAGTTGAAGCAAAATCTTCTTTAAACTCTGCGAAGGGCTTGTTGTAGCCCTCCGCAAAAGTGATCCCTTTATATTCTGGCATTACGGTGTAACCTTAATGATTAGTGGAGTTGGTGACTCATAAGAAGTACCGGTACCAGTTTGAGTAACAACACCTTTTAACGTTAAAGTAAACCCATCTGTGAATCCCGTTCCTGTGAGCGTATAAATACCATCAGGAGCTGCCGGCACAAATGAGTGTGTTACAACTGCACCTGCCGTATCTCTCAATAGAAAGTTTAAGCCCACAAATGAGGTAATCTCTTCATCACCACCGGAACAACCATCAGTTGCAGTGAATTTTATTTCACTTGTTGTAGCCGATACTTGTTTTAGTGTAACGTCAAAGATTCCAAAGATGTCGTCAGCGCCCCAACCCTCTGGGCGGAAAATCGCACCATCATCTTCAAACTCGTTGTAATCTTTGTAATTGAGGGTTACTTGTGTTGATGCTGGGCGATCTGAAGTCGGATCAATACGTTTCCCAACATTCATAACAATAGCCTGGCCTTTTACTGTTCCATCTTCGTTAATGACTCCTTTGATAGCGCCATCTTCAGTAAACTCAAACAAACCTAAATCAGCTTTGTGGTATGTTTTAAGTGCCGAATGTGAGCAAAGGCTTAAGAAGCTATTATATGTAGTTACTTTTTTACCAGTTGAAGTAATATACTGGTTTCTTCTACCTTCAAAAACAGTATCTTCCGTATTTGCAGAAGCCAATTCCTCAACCTCATACAAAGGAATTATTTGTTTCTCGGCAACCGCGGCATTCCATTTTGTCTTATCCTTTGCATCTTCGATGCTGTCAAACTTAAATCCCAGAACGTGCACCGCAGTTTTTATTGTAAGCCCTTCAAGACACTGCTCTTTGGCACCGGTGTTTTTTTTGGCTTTCTTCTTGTTTTTACACTCTTGGTAAACCATGATTTCTATTTTTTTAATTAACAATTAATTTTGTACTTCAATTTTCCAGTCAAAGCGAAAACATGATAAGGCTGTATGTTTAACTTTCTAATGTGATCAATATTGAACCCTTTAAAAACAGCTTCAACTCCTTTTTCAAATCCATCTATCTGAAACATTCGATGTTGTTTCACAACTTTCAATGCCTCAACCTCAACTTCCATATCAGCCCGGTGATTAATGTTTGGTTTAATCTTTCGCAGATCAACCATAAACACAATCTTAACATCACTGAAATAAAATACCCGGTTGTCAGTAGTATGAGTCTCGTCATCAATGAAAAAGATGTTCGACGCCTGTAGATCATTTGTAAATACATCCTTGTATTCATTTTTACCCATATAGAACTCAGGAACATAACCTTTATCCTTTGATAAGTTTTTATGAACACGGCCATAAATATCCATTTTGGGCCAGCCTAGTTTTGAAAACAAAGCATTTTGGATAACTTGTATTTCTTTATCAATTCCTTTTGGATTTACAATTGTATGATTCATGTTACCAGGCGTTAGCATTGTTTACTACAATCTTATAGGGGAAAATTATTTTTTGAGCCTTTTTAATGCTTTGCTCCAGCTTGTATATGATTCCTTTTGCGACGAAATGACCATTGTCATTCCTGGCGCCTTCCAACTCAACTTTCAAACTCTGATAACTCATTTTAGCATTTCTCTCAAAGAAATTTGAGCGTGAAGTAGAAAGGTATAATTCCAACATTTTAATTGATACTGAGTACCCAATTGAGTCATCAAATAATGCCGGTCTTTGCAGAATAACATTGGAATAATCAACTACTGGATCATAATCAACGTATGTATCAAGAATCGACGTTAACACTGTCAAAACTGCTTGCTTTCTAATAGTTCCCAAGTAATCATTAAAGTCTACTTCATTCATTTCTACCTCAGGAACTGCGGCATAAACATTGTCAACGAGCACAGAAGAATGATACCAGTTAAACATCTTCCCAGAGTCAGCTGTTTTGTTACTTGCCGTTAAACCAAATGGCAGGCCCGATGATAATTCAGACCAACCAATTCGGTTTATGAGTATATCTATTGCTTCTTGACTGTACATATTAAGCAGCTACAATGTTCGCTTCAAAAATCAATACCTGTTCATCAGATAATTTATTAATACCGGACATAATGTTTGCATCAGAAGTACTTGTAGTAATTGTACTATTCGGCTTAATCATTTTATAAGCAGCAACTACAGACACTTTTGTGTAATTAGTCCCTTTGTATGCAAAATTGCCATCCCCTTCTGTTTGAACATCAGCAACAGCCTCTTCAACATTCAATAAATAAATCGATGAAACATTATTGATTACCGGCAAAGCCAAAGCTTGTGATGATGTAAATTCAGCAAAGGGCTCTTCTGTACTCCATTTCTTCAACAAAATGAAAGAACCTGATTTCTCATACATCACTTTAGATGATTTACGAGTTTCTTCAGCAAGAATACCATATGCAAGCTTTCCAACTTTGTTTGATGTCAAGAATATAACATTATCAACTGCCCATGGGGTGTGAATTGTTCTTATACCATCACGTTCTGTTGTTACAGTTCTATCTACAACAATTATAGACAACTTGAATTTACGCTGTAGCATCGCATTTACTTGTTCAAGATCTGGTACTGGAATAGCTGTTCCGACAAAATTTTGAGAGAATGCATATTGTTCTCTAGTTTGTTGATTACTAGCAAATTTGTCGAAAGTATCATCTGACATCATCAAAAATTTGATCTGATCTCCTTTTGATTTGGCAACTTTAACAATTCTGCTTATATCATCAATTGGTTTAGCGTTTGCATTAGACCATACAACTGAAGCGCCAAATTTATTAGAAGCAACATAACCGTAATCCACACGTACACCTGTACCAACATTATTCTCATCTTCTACTAATCCAATTCCAGTTGACAACCCTTGAAGGAAAATAAGCTCCATTTTCTCATGAACCCCCATAGTACATTTAACCTCATCTTGAAATATCTTATCAACCAAAACAGCTGTTTCAACATTTCGTGCCTTTAACACATCAATATCGGTCATTTGCTTTTCAGTTAATTGTAATTTCATACCTGACTTTGGAATATCTCCGGAAGCTGTACCAAATGAATCTCTTTTCTTTAATGGTAGAGCAGAATCTAATGCTACGATATCAGCTGCGACAATGTTTGAGTTTACAGTCAAACTTTTCCATTGTAAATCAACACTTAATTCCTCTGTCAACATTTCTTTATATAGATAGGTCAACTCTGTTTTTTTACCATTTACTTTTTCTTCAATGGTTTTGGCAATGGCTTTAAAATAAGCCATAAACTGTACAAATAATGATTGATTCATAGCTTAGTCTTTAGTAAATCTGATTAATGGTAAAGCACTTGCTAAAGCCGAAAGGATAGAAGCAATGCCATATTTAGAAGCGTTTTTGTTTACAGAACCTCTTACCAAAATTCCAACAAAAGGTTTTGTTGTCAAAACGCTTGAAATAACAATCCCCTTGTAAGTATGGTTTGCTGGTAATGATCCATAGTTTGAGCCAGAAACAGGCATAGGTTTTAAAATTCCCGTTGCTGTTTCTTCAATAACAACATGCCCGGCAGGAATAACTTCTGGTGCGAATCCTGTAGTATCTAAAGTTTTTCCACCTGGAATAGTTTCCAAGTTTAAAACAATCACAATACTGTCATTGCCAGTATCGAAATTTGCTCCGGTGTTATTTAAATTTGCGGTAGTTCCCGACATAATTTTTAAATTTTTAGATTAAACAATTTTTAAATGTTCAACATGCCTTCAACAACTGCATCATCAACTTTAATATCAGAAGGGTTGCCGCCTCCAGCTGGTGGAGCATATTGATTTGTGTCAGCAGACAGCTGAACCAATTGACCATACTCAGTTTCAAGATTTTTAATTTGATCTTCAAATGAGGTTTCGGAATTAACATCAATTCTGTTTATCCAGTTCGGCTTTACACTTTCTGGAATTCTTTTAAGAATTTCTGATTTATTGAATTGTTCAGATGCAGATGCTTTTTTAGTTTCAGTCGCTTTTCCTGCCTTTATAGCCTCTAACTCAGTTGATACACTGTCCAATTTACCCATGATTAGTTTTACATAATCTGGAGTGTTGTCCGGCAACTCAACTTTTTCATCTTTCTTTTCAATTGGATCTAATCCAGCTTTTTTCCTTGCCTCTTCAATTCCTTTTTGTTTTTCTGCTTCAAGTGTTCTGGTTCTATCATCATCTTTGGCGATATCCTCAATACTCATAACATCATTAAAGTCATTGATTACTGCATCAATAGCTGTATCGTCTGCGTCATCCGCTGGTTTTTTTGCAAGTTTATCCGCTATCGCGTCTAACCTTTTTTGTGACAAATTAGCCTTAGGAAATAATACCTTAAGTCTTGCTATCACCTTTTGTTTGTCTACTGCCATGTTGAAATAATTTTGTTACATTTTTATAGAGACAAATGTAAATAAAAAATCCTTATTTAGAATCATTCTAAATAAGGATTTTATTTTATAATGTTTTTTGTTTATAATTAGACGACTGCAGCCTCTTTTTCTTTAGGCTTTAAAGCAACTTCTTCCTGAATTAGTTTAAGTTCATCTTCAGGATTTTCAACCATATCAATTAACTTAATAGCTGTTGTAGTCGAAAGTAATCCTGCTGCTTTAAGTGAGGTTATTATCTCAGTTGCTGTTTTAACATCATCCGGAATAATTGAATTAAATACAATCTCGTAAAATAATGCTTCAGAAAATTTAACAAGGTTTGTATTGGTGGTCTTGACCACTCCTGAAGTTATAATATTTAGGATTCGTTCAATCATAGTCCTGTTATCGCCCTCATTCATTGTTGATTTTATAACAGCATCCAAGAACATTAGTTTTAATGCTACGCCGGAAATATCCCCCATTCCTTTCAGGTTATTAAATGAAAGATCTGGAGTATGCGAAATAGAGTAAATAAGGTCTTTCACACTGTCAAATTCAAGTTTTGCGCTTTCAGCTGAGTTATCTGCAGTTAGAAACTCTGCTTTACCATGTATCTGTTTACCATCATCATCAACTTTAATTGGAAATTGTAACACTTTTCCTGAATCATCTTTTTCAGGAAATGAATTAACCTCACCAAATATTTGAAGTAAAGGATAAGCTGTATAGTCATTAGAGCCTCCAAGCTTGGAAAGAGTTGTTTCATATCTATCAATCAATTCTCTTACTATAAACCATTCCGGTTCCTCCTGTTCAACATAAACTATAGGTATTCTGTCAAATCCATGAGGAATAACTTTGTCAAAATAAGCTAACTTACCTGTTTCATCATTTAGGTAGTGATAATTAACCTCATCCCAAATCTCAACGTGGTTTAATTCTTTTCCATTCGTATTTTTTGCTTTATATTCCCACATGAATAGAGTCATGTTTCCAGTTGCATCAAAAAATGGCGTCATAGATCCTTTTGTATTATCAAGTATTTTTGACTTTATTTCTTTGGCTTGCGTTCCTAATTTGAAGAAATTCAATATTTTTTTAAATAGAGAATTGTCTTTTATATCGGTAATATAGAATTGAATTGCTCCTTGTGTTTCTGACTTCTTTAGTGAAACTAATTTTTGAAGTAAAGCATCAATCCTATTTGTTTTCCAAATCATTTTTACAAGATCCGAAAGGTAATTTGATTCAGAAGGAACAAGAGTTACTGGTTTACCAACTTCAAAAGCAGTGGCTGTTGAAACAATTTTTTTCGCAAAATCAATAGGAATTCTAACAGTCTTAACTGATTTTGATTTTTCTCCAGTTCCAACAACTTTATCTTTTTGAATGTTTCCAACTTGAGAATCTCTAATAGTTCTATCATGTTGTTTGTATTCTTTCTGGTACGCTAAAATTTTAGCACTATCTTTTGATTGTTCTTTAATTTTTGCAATTACTTTATCTGGCTCTGATTTTAATTGCAATAAGAATTCTTCTTCCATGACTAATAATTTATATTATTGATTGATTCTTGACTTGATTGTAATACAATTGTTGGCGAGTTGTGAGCAATGTGCCCATAACGACTACCATCCCAAATATGATTGAATTGATCTATAGGCTGATTAATTGCAATTCCATTTATCTCCTTCATTCTGTAGTTTTCCTGTTCTTTTTTTGCTTGTTGGTACAAATGGTTTTTAATAATGTGTATTTTCTTTTTCTTCATTGAGTTTAACCAATACATAACTGATTTGGTTTTCTTAATCTTGAAAGCATTTACATATCCTTGTTTCTTAAGTCCTTTCACCATTTCAACAGTACCTTTGTTTTCTCCGGTGTATTTGTCTGCCGAATCACAAGGCATTATAATATCTTTTTCAAGTCCAATTGCTTCTATAAAATCAGACAGATCTTCAGGGTTTTCTATAGGTTCGTAAGACAGCGGTTCAATCCAAATGTTATATTCATCTTCACCATACTTTATAAGCGTATTCGGATCTGTAGTAAAACCAAAGTCATTTGGATATATTGGCGCAATATGTTCTGGAAATTTATCAATCCATTCTACAAAAGGAAAAATAACTCCTTTCATTGCACCTCTCAAACCAAGTCCATAAACTTTCCACATGAATTCATCAGCAGTACCGTTTGAAATATTGGCAGGATGCGGAGGCGGTTGATTGGTTTTACCTATAGGCTCAACTTTTTTTGTCTCTTTGTTATAACAACAAATGACGTTATTCTTGACTATGTATGAACCAGGCTTCCATGGTTCATAAGACAATATTTTATTTCGTTCCTGAGCAGAAACAAACTTATTATCTAAGTACGTCGTTCTTAAAAATCCAACATCAGGACGTGACAGAACTTTATCAAAAAACCAATGTTCAGTCACACTTGGATTATAATCCGCCCACCAAAATTTTCTGCAACGCATTTCAGATTGATCAAATACCGAATTTTCAAGAAACATTATTTCATTGTAAAAAGCATAATCACAACTAGCACCGTGTTTACCATCACCAAGAAAGTAAATAGTGCTCTTGCCAATTTTAAAACTCCTTATTTCTTTGGCATTATGAAAAGGGTTTGGAAGGGAATAATCATCTAAACGTCTTTTAAAATCGTCATATAAAGTTGTCTTAAACTCATTATATGTCTCACGATAAATGTTTATTGTACAGCCATCAACCTCAACAAACAGACAAAGCCAAATAATAATGTCAACACCGGACCAAGTTTTACCGGATCTTGAAGATCCTTCAAGCGCACATCCTCTGAAACCTCTGACTAACTCTCCATTTTCGTTATAGTGTTGATCTGTGATTGCATTGTATAAAATGCGATAATTAGGGTTTGTTCCTTCATTCAATACACATAAACGGCCACGAGCAATATCGATATCTCTTTCTTTTAAAAGATTCTCGAGTTCTAATATTTCCTCATCAGTAATGTCCATTTATAAATTCTGGTGGTTAAGTACTTACTTGAATATGGCCTTTTGAAATTAGGTGCATAATTCGTAGTTCAACGAAATCTCTTTCCTTTTTTGATAATTTGCTCTTCTTCTCCTGTATTAATCTTAATTCATTGATCAATTCATTATAATTATTTATAACCCGATGAATTGTTTCTTTTTGAGCTTTCTTGCGTTCTTTTCTTTTTTTGAAGTAGTTAAGAATATTTTTGATCATGCAGCATTTGTTTTACCAATTGACTTAATAACCTGGTCAATTGTGTCATTAACTTCAAATGTAGTTTCGATAACTTTTGATACAAGATCTTTAATTTCTTGATAGGAACAGATTAGTGTATCACTGCTTTCCGCTGCATCTAATATTGCATATCCGATAAGCTCCGGATTAACAGTTTCTTTTCCATTGACGAATACGCGTCCATTTTCGATTGATATGTTCATGATCGTAGTAGTTAGTATCTTAAACAAAAAGCAAAATCACATCTGGTTTTCAGCAGCTACCACTTATAACTCACCACTTAACGCTAAACGGTCCAGATTGTCTACGTGCCATACCAATAATCCACGTATCAAAGAATGATATAACGAGCCTATGTCCTTACCCGAATGGTTCTCTGTCCTGACTTATCAGGGTGATCATTGCTTTTGTTTAAAATGATTTGTGGCCTTGACAGGATTTGAACCTGTGACACATGGATTTTCAGTCCACTGCTCTACCAGCTGAGCTACAAGGCCAATTGAATTTCATTTTTCCCCGCCTATCCTGCTTGCAATCAGGAAACATTGACTATTAATTACGTACTTAATGGAGCAATGCTTTCGGCGGGTACTTCTTCTTGAGTGTTGTGGAGAAAGCCGGATTCGAACCGGCGACCTGCGTTTGCTATGACTGCCCTTACTTTACATGTTTTCAGAGTCTCCGTACCAGCGAAACACCACTCTAACCAACTGAGCTATTTCCCCGGTTTTATTACATTACAAATCTAAACATATTTTGTTATTTTATAACATATTTTATAAAAACAAATTTATCAAATTACAAACCCATTTTAGCTTTCAACTCGGCAATTCTTTGTTCGCGTTCTTCCGGTGTTTTAAAATCTGAACCAGGATTCTTTTGCTCATTATCTTTTTCATAGAACCCAATATGTTTATTGATCTTTTCGATAGACCACTCTTTACCATGAAGTTTTATTTCGATGCCATATTTTGTCTGCTTTATGCCTTCAATGCAGCTTTTTTGTTCTGGAGTAAGTTTGTCAAATGTTTTTAAACGCAATTCTGTCCGCTTTTCAATTGTTGTAGTAGTGATTTTACTCTTACCAGTTCCAGTTGTGGTAGTAACCGGATATTCAAATTCGCAATACTCTACATACTCATCAATACGGGCCTTACGAAACAGATCTAACTGTCGAAGCATTTCTTCAGATGTAATTTGAAACTTCTCTTTTGCGATTGCCGCTACTTCGGATTGTAACTCTTTTACCCTTGCCGCTACCTTGACATTATTCAATACCCGGGACGCACATTCATGAATAGACTTATCAGATTTATTCGTATAAGAATAACCGGCTTCTTTGTACGCTTCTGAGCCAACACCTGTCCTAACATAGGCCTGCGCAATTGCTTCTTGTAAAATGGTGAGATTGTTCGTTTTCATATGATCCAATTGAATTACAAAATTAATAAAATATATAATTTTTAAATAAAATATGTTAAAGTTTAATATTTTCTTTCACGACACAACAATGCGTCGTATATTTGTAGGGTAGAATTGAAACAATTATTAACAATTAAATTTTAAAACAATGATTTCACTAGAAGAGTACGAAAAAGCTCTAAGTATCGTAACAGGGTTCCATGAGCAAATTAGATTAGAGTCGATAGAAGTTAAAGAACTTATCAATCGCAAAACAGAAGAAACGTTCAGAGAATTAAAAGATGTTCAACCGCATGACGAAGTAAAATGTATCAACGTACATGGCGCAAGTAGCTTTACAAAAGACAAAAAGTATGAAGTACTCAAAGTCGAATGGACACAGTTCCAAATTATGAATGACAACGGAGTAAAGAAGTGGCACCGATTTTCAAATAAACACTTCAAATTAATTTAAACGTACTAATCAAGGGAGGTCGAAAGACCTCTCTTTAAAAATAAAAATCGATGATTACAATAATAAAAAATACATTCAAAAGAATCATTATCTGGTGGAAAGCCGTAATACTTGGATATCCATATTACAGAATTAAAAGCGAAAAAGGCGATGATGGTGAATACATTACCGGCTTCACTTATAGAAAAAGAGCAAAAGCAATAGCCAAAGAGACCGGAGGAAAATACTTTATTGACTACAGTTTTATTATTCACGAAGATCAAAACATATAATAAGAAATCAATAACCCGTCATTAAGGACGGGTTAAAACAAACCTTAAAAAATAACATCATGAATACTTACTCAAAATACGCCCCTAATGTCTTTGTTGCAAAATGCCCAGAAATGCACGAAAAAGGCGAAACAATAACACTTACTACTAAGTATGGAAAAGAACACGATTGCATTGTATTTAATCTAGTTGCGAAAGATAAAGATGGTAATTTCTTTTATTCAATCGTCCGAGCGGATGGCTTCAATTATCAGGAATATTGTAAACAGAAAGCCGATAGATACCAAAAATGGTCCGCATCTGCTGAGAAAAAAAGCACTGAATATTGGGAAGCTTCCCACGAAGGCAAAGATTTTCTTGTATTGGCCGAACCAATCAAAATTGGACATCATTCTGAGAAACGACATAGAGCGTTAATTGAAAGGAATCATAACAGAATGAGTAAATCAGTGGAGCAAACTAAAATAGCCGAACAGCACGAAAGTAAAGCCGATTACTGGGAGCAGAAAGCACATCTAATTAATTTATCAATGCCTGAAAGCATAGAATACTACGAGTACAAAGTGGAGGAAACAAAAGAGCGTCATGTAGGATTTAAGTCTGGAAAGTACGAACGTACACACTCTTTTTCTTTAACCTACGCAAAAAAGGCAGTAAATGAAGCCGAAAAGAATCTGGCCACTGCAAAAAAACTTTGGGAATAATGATCAAAAAAAAACCTCTCTTTCGAGAGGTTTTTACCTTTTGTAGAAAGGAAACTTAATTATTACAATTAAATTTGGCACAAATATACAGAATATGGAACCAATTGAAAAAATAAATAAAGTCTTAGATGATTTTGGAATGAGCGGAGTTAAAGCAGCCGAAGCGATGGGAATTACCTATAACACTTTTAGAAGTAAAAAGACTGGGAAGAATGAACGCCATTCGTTCAATGAAAAAAACTACCAAGACCTTATTTCATTTATTAAAACTCAAGCAAATAAGCTATAGAAAAACTGATAAAAGCCTTCTAAAAACATTAAAAAAATATTGCTTATTATTAGAAAAACTCTATATTATACGGTGGCTATAACCATTAACAAAACAAAACAACTTGCTAATTACTAGTAACTTACGAAATGAATGAAAAATATCTCATTTTCTGGGTGTTGTTAAAAACTACGCCCGATTGTGCATAAGTTTGACTTTTATTTTAGACTACAAATAACAATCTTTGTAGTCTACTAATAAAAAAAGCCACAGTTGGCGCTGTAGCTTTTTTAAATTCCTTTTTTATGGACCTACGTAATCCAGAAATTTGGTTAACAATTTCATCTATTGCTTATTATGTTATCAGTACGATTTGTGTAATTGTACAAACATGCAAAAGTAATAAGATTGTCTAAACCAATTATGAAACCCGTCTTATAGGCGGGTTTTGCATTTACAAATATATGCAAACAGCGCAAAAATTTGCGCATTCAAGTCAAAAGTTAACATTAATTTTATTAACAATAGCTACTTCTTATTTCTTATAACTATTATTTCCCCTTACTACTTCTACACTAACAACGCTTTCACGTACTTAATCAGATTACTTTTCATCAACTTCAATAAGTACTATTTTATCTACTAAATAGTTCCACAAACTAATTTGTTCCAATTTAGAACACTCGGTACAAATGTACCTATTACAATCTACAATAATTTTGCATGTCTAAATTTGAATATCATGGATAGTAATGTAAAAAAGGAAGTTGAAAATCATATTTTGAAGGCTTCCGGATTAGGAGAAAAGAGTGTTGGATATAAAGCAATACAACAATTATTTTCAATGGAAGAATTGGATTTAATGTTTAAATATGAATTGCTTCTTGATATAAGAAGAGGTTGTATACACTTGGGGCTAAATATTCAACTGAGCAGAGATAAAATATACATTGATGAAGATGTTGTAAAAAATTACTATGAGAAAGTAATGGGGTTACAATATCCTGAACAGAAACCAGAACTCACATATTATGATAGAATTAAATTGAACCGAAAAGAACAATAAAAAAGCCACTCTATTTGAGTGGCTAATATCAGTTTATTTAAATTTACTAAATAATCTATCCAATTACTGTGTCATTAATAGTTGCTCTCATGATATTTGTTTTTAGATGTTGTTTATTAATTTCGAATATAGATTATTATTATACAAAGATAATCTAATTGTTTTTAAAATGAATAAAAAAGCCTTGGTTTTTGTAAATCAAGCCTTTATACTCTGCTCTTAATCTTTTTACTCTCGTGTTACTTTTATCTTCAATTTTAAATTCTCCCAAAACTCCTAGTCCATGTATGTCAATTAACATTTCTGATGGGTATGTTATGTCAACCGTGCAATTATTATAAATCCATACTGCAATTTGCTTTCTAATTGGATTGTATTTATAATTATAAGTTTTAATATCTTCTCTTTTGATTACATAACTTTTTTTTCCAGATAAATCTTTTTGATAGGACTCAATAATTTTGTTTCCATCTATGACATTTTTTAGTCTAATATCTACTATTTTTTGCTCAACATTGTCAATTGTTAATTTAAACGAGTGATTTTTAGACAATTCTCTATTAGCTGGATCAAATTTTAACATTCTCTGATATCTGTTTTCAATTTTTAAATTTTCATCATCACAAATAATTGTAAAAGTTGTAATCTCTTTAACTTTAATGTAATCCTCATGTTCCTCATCATAATCTATGGTAAGATCTACCATAAAGTTATCATAATAATAGTCGTGTTCTAATGGTAAAAAATACTTTTTGATGTTTTTACGCATCGTAACACTTATCTTTTGAAACTTTTTGTTACTTAAAGTCTGAGTTACATTATCCCAGATCTTCTCTAAATCATTTCTATTTTCCAAATGTTCTTGGGCATAAATTATATCCCGAAGAATTTTTTTATATATTTCAGTAAATTGATTGCTTTTTGCAATTCCTGCAAATATCCCACTTGTTAATGATATTGAACCTACAGTAAAAAGTAATTTATAAAACCACACTTTATCATTTCCAAGATAAATACCTAATGTAAGACAAATAACCCCTATTAAAATTGTAAGAGCAACAAAATGTCTGTCAAAAAAATCAGCAACACATTTCCATACAGTAACAACGAATTTTCCAATCATAAATTAAAGCTTTTGTTAAAATGCAGCGAATATAACCTTTTTTTAACAATTACTTAATACTAGATCATCATATAATTAATATAAAAAACAATTATTAAACTACTTCAAGATTCATTCTCAAAACTATAAATTAAAAAATGAAACCTAAACACGTATAAATACCTGTTTTTCCAAAAATAACACCTTCATCTTGACACAAAAGATCTTAAATACTATGTTTGTCAAAATTTGATAAATGGAAACAGTAAAAGATTTTTTTCAAAGTGTATATGACAGTTACAAAGACCGGATTAAAAATCCTTTAATCGGATCTTTTATGATTTCATTTATTATCTTCAATTGGCGTGCATTCGCTATTTTATTTATTTCTGATTGGCCTATTCATACTCGTATTAAATGGGTTGAAGATCATTATAGTGAAAATAAGAATTTCGTTTGGCCTTTTGTAATTTCTATCTTTTACGTTTTAATTCTCCCATATATCAATCTAGGATTAGACTGGTTACTTTCAATGTATTCCAATAAGAAAATGCTAAAAATAAACTATAAAAGAAACACAGAATTAGTAAGACGTAAAGCCGAAGCAGTTATACTTCGTGAAATTGCAGATGCACAAGCTGGCACAAGTGAAATTAACAATTTGAAAGAAAGAAACGATTCTTTAGTAAAAGAATTAAACAATACTGTCATTCAAATGGAAGAAGACTTGAAAAGACATAATGCCACAGTAGAACAATATCAAACCAGAGAGAAAGAACTAAAGGAACAAAATAGAAAATATGTTATTGCTGAACTTTTAAATAATGATGTAGAATTCTATGTTACCAGTGAGGACATCCAGAAAATGAATGAAATTTATAATGTAATGACTGAAAAAGGAAGAACACATTATTTGGAAGCAATAACTGAACTTGAAAACGAAAATTATAAGGGAGATTTAAATAGTTTACTTAGATACCGAGATTTAGATTTGGTTGAATTTGACTCTGATGAATCAGGCAAAAAAATAAGAAAAGTTACTAATTTAGGAAAAACATTTTTTACATATTTAAAAAAAGGATATGATCTAATGTAATAAAAAAAGCCACTAAATTGAGTGGCTTTTAAAATAATACAAACTGTTGATTTATTTTTTTTCTTCTTGATTTAGTACTTCAAATTTCTCAGGAGAGATTAGGTAATACCGGTTCATGTAATTAATTGTATCAACTGATAATTTTGCAAAATCAGGCAGATATGAATTAAATTTTAGAACTTCAATACCTTGTTCATCATAAACAATTGAGTTTTTACGGCTGTAGACTTTAGTTGGGAATAGTATCATATATTACAAATAACCAAGTGATATAGCCAATTCTTGAATTTCTTCCATTTCTGAAACCGGATATCCCCAATGCGTACAGTATAATCCGCCATAACCATTATTATGATTAGATTTTTTACCTGTTTGAATAAAATCGACAAAGTCTTTTGTAAGTGCCCACATTGTGCCACCCATGTGAAAGTATTGGGGACTACGACCGTCTTTTGTTTGTAAGCAGAAAGTCTTTTTTGAATAGCTCTCAGTCATATAAACCTTATCATTAAGTAAAAGTATTTTATCAATTTCCCCTTGATGGCTAAAGAAAAATCTTCCTGAAATTGCAATTTTATTAATGATTTGATTTACTATATCCACTCTAATTTGACGAGAATTGAAAGCTTCATCAGGATTGTATTCCCAAAAAGAAAGCTTTCCTTTTACATTCAGTATCGGTTTATCATACAGAACCGGATTTGCAAGAACCCAGTTCCAGATTGGTTTACCTTTGTACAGCGGATCACCTTCAACTGTGGTTCCAATAACTTCCGTTTGCTCAGCCCAAATACTTGGATGGTTGACTACGCAGTCTACGATCTCGACTTCGCCGATTATTGCTGCAAAAGGCATATCTCCGTCAATTGCCGTTTTTAATACAGGAAGAGCGCGTTTTGTTTGTTCATCATTCAAGGTAATATCAAACTTTTTTGGCGCTGAAACATGAATATAAATTTTACCTCTAAAATTAGTTCGCCAATTGCGATTTTCAATGTCTTTGATTCCGTAAGCAATTAAGCTTGCCCACGGTTGTTTTATTGATAGTGCTTTCATGAGTATGTAATGTTGTAAAGGTTTAATTCAAATAAATCTTCATCGAAGTATTTTGAGAAGATCTTTTTTGCTCGGGATTCGTATCGCTTTAAAAGTGCTTCAGCTTTTGAAGTATAGATAAATCCCAATTCGATATCACTAAATTCAAACTTTTCAATTTCTTCTTCAATTGGCTCTCTTGTATATTTTTCAGATCCAATCATACTTTCTAAAAATTCATCTATCATTTCACTTAGAATACAGTTTAAATCTTGATGATTTTTAATTTCAATTCTTTTATTTTTCATTTTTACTTTTTTTAGTTATACCAATAGTTACTACATATAAGGCAAAAGGCCTGTTTATTCTCTATTCCTGCATGAACAAGGTTAGGAACAGAACAATTACACCAAGTTCCGCAATCATCAGTAATTGGTTTTCTATACCCAAACAAAGGTGATTTACTTGCCTTTTGTTTTTCAGATTGATTTTATAATGCTTTTTTATTCATGATTTTTCAATTACTTGTTTAAATAATTTGGAGGATAATTCACGCTCGTAGCTATAATACAATTTTCGAGGGTTTTGATCTTTTATTTTGTCATATACATCAATAATTGCAGCAGCAGACTCAATTACATTACTAAGTATTTTAATACGCTTGGAAACTAAATCCAAAAAAGGCGAGCTTTGAATAATTGCAACATTTATAGCTGTATTAGCCAGTATAATCGCAATCAAAGGAATGTGAGAAACTTTATGCTGAGGTTTCTTTATTCGTTTTGGTTTTTTATTCTTGTGAACCTGGTAATAGTTAAAACGTTTCATTTTACTCATCATAAATGTTACCTATGTATTCCATATCACATAATTTAGAAGCGTTTGAAAGGTTGTAACTATAGCTCATTTCTTTTGTTTTTATACATGTACGCCCTTCTTCAAAAACTATAATTCCAATTCTAGTATTATCTCCTCGAACTTCCCATTCTCCAGTTACTTCATTTTCGTAACTTATCCCCCCTCCAAAATCATTGATCATGTCACCAATGAAAAGTTCTTTGTAATTTTTATCATACTCCAATGTAGATTGACAAACAGTATTAGGATCAACTGGAAAACTATCATATTGATCTACCAAGAATATTGATCCGGAACCATCTGGATATTTTACAAAATATCCATAGACCCACTCTTTTGTAAATAGATGTTTAGCTTTAAATTTTATCTCGTTTATCATAACTTAATATCTTTGATTATTACGTTTTTGCGGAATTCCTATTTTCCTGAAATTAATTTGAGGCTTATTGATATACTTTGACTTTGGCTTGTCAAACTCATGAGTCTTTTTTAATTTATTCAATGAATCACTTAGATCCTGTAAACTCTTAATATTTACTTCACTAAGTTGGTTCATTTCGGAGGCTGCATTTTCTAAAATAGTTCTGCATTCAAAAAGAGAACGACCAAGAGCCGCAGAAAGTTTCTTTGCCACAATAGCCATTTCTTCCGCCGTTGGTCCGGCTCCTATCATAAATACTTTTGTTTCATTATTCATCCTCAAGATTTTTAAGTTTTTCTTTCAGTTCTTCAATTTTCAACCTGTTATCAGCAATAACTTTATTCGCTGAGGTAATGCTTTCATTTGCTGAAACAATATCGCCTTCAGCCTCGTCAAGTTCGATCTGAAGATCATCAATGTCACTTTCGAGTTCTATAATGTTCTGTTCCTTTTCACCGCATTCCGAGCAAATAACAGTTCTAGGATACCATCTTTCAGAACCAACTCCATTGTTGAGGTCAAACCAGTTGTCACATTTTTGGCAAGGTGTAGGCATCTCCATTTCTTCTAAATCTTCGTTTAAGTATTCCATACTTTTAAATTTTAAAGTTAATTTCTGATACTTTTTTTGGCTTCAAATCTCCTTTCAAGTACAGAGGATGTTTAGGAGTTCCGTCATTTGAATATTCTATAAAGTGCAAATTTTCAATACCTTTAAGAGGTCTATAATTAGCACTAATTTTTTTTGTAAGCTTATTCATAATAGTAGAGTTACCCCATGCAACTACAACATATTCACATAAAGAAGCCATTTTATCAAGCCAATATTTATTATCAGCTCCAATTATATTTTCACAAGTCAAAAGATTTTTAGGATCAGTTGCACGGTATGCAAATAGATTTCCAACATATAAGCCACCAAAACCCCAGCTTTTAGCAAACCCAATACATCTTCGGATTGTTGGATCATCATACATTGCATCAGCAGTGGAAGGATTCAGCATGATAAACATGACCAATGGTTTCGAATCGTCCCATTTTCGAAATAATGTATATCTGAATTTTTCACATTTAGAAACAACTGCATTTCGGGTTGAATCAACTTTACTATCATATAATGGTAATTCCATGATGTTGAAATATTAGTTAATAAAAACCGCCCTGATTAGGGCGGTAAGGATGTTTTAAGAAATAAGTGTTGGCATAATGAGCATCAGAGTACTTTCTTCTTCTGATTCACCGTCTGCCGGGGTCATGATTGCTGCCCGGTTTGGAAGTGAAAACTCAAAATTGATTTCTTCAGATGACAAATTACTAATCATTTCAGAAAGATATTTTGAATTAAATCCGATGCGAGTGTCTGCCCCCTGGTAGCTGCAAGCTAAACGTTCATTTGCTTTGTTTGAGTAATCTATATCCTCCGCAGACAAATGGATCTCATTTCCGTTAAAGCCTAAAACAAGCTGTTTCGTTGTTTTGTTGGAGAAAATAGAAACACATTTAACAGAACTTGAAAGTGTTGATCTGTTTATTAGTGCCTTGTTTGGATTATCTACCGGGATTACTGCTTCGTAATTCGGGTATTTTCCATCCACAAGTCGGCAAATAACTACATAATCATCAAAACTGAAAATTGCATTTGTCTGATTAAATGAAATGTCAACGTTGATATCCAGTGAAGAAAGAATTCCTTTTAAAACATTCAATGGTTTCTTTGGCACAATAAAATCAATCGGCTCCGGCATTACAACGTCTCTTCGCGTATATCTTACCATCTTATGTGCATCTGTCGCAACGAAATTTAAGCCAGAAGTCGTAAACTGAAATAAAACGCCCATCATAATTGGCCTTAAATCGTCGGTACCAGTTGCAAAAACTGTTTTACTTACTGCCTTAGCAATAACTTTTGAATTTAGCTGTACTGCCTTAGCATCTTCAATTAAAACCGGTTTCGGAAAATCTTTTGCTGGAGAATAAGCAATTGAATAAATTCCGGATGCTGAGGTAATATCGATTGTGCTGTTTTCCAAAACAGAAAATGTCAACGGCTGGTCCGGAAATGATTTTAAAATGTCAATTAGCATTCTGGCTGGCACCGCTATTGCTCCTTTATCAGTTGAGGTAATTTCCAGTGTGGAACTAATTGTTGTTTCCAGATCTGAAGCTGTAATTTTCAATTGACTTCCATCAATATCAAATAAAAAGCAGTCAAGGATTGGAAGAGTATTTGATGAATTGATTACGCCAACCAATACCAATAGTTTTTCTAGTAAATTTTTACTGTTTAGTGTTAAAGTCATAAGTTTTTAATTTTAGTTATATCTTGTTTTATGTATTGAACATTTCGCCAACATGGAGTAAGTCCTGCCGGCACTTTTCCATCTAAATCAAGGATGTTAAAAACGACATCCTTAAATTTATTTACAGCCATCAGAACAATCAACCCTCCTTCTTGAAAATAATAGTGAGGCTCATACTTAACTTTCATACCATCATTTAAAGCTGCCAATATTTCATCAGCAGCTATAGATAGTTTTTCGTTTCTCTGGTCAATTTCGAATTCTTCGAAAATATTAAGCTGGCACATTACACCGCTATTTTCATTGAGTGTTGCTGTAACAATCTGTAGTTATTTTTAACCAAAGCTTTTGCTTGGTTAACTTCAACTGCATTACCAATAAACTTCTTCTGCTCAGTCTGAGTACCTATTAGCTTATAATCTTTTGGAAAGCCCTGAATTTGTTTTAACTCTGGAATGTTCAACATTCTCATTTTTATGTCAATCACTCCATAGGAAACCATAAACTTTTTAATAAGGATCATTGTTTCAGAATCGCTTTCATAAACAGGTATGTTAATTTGCCCAAGCTCAGTTGAAACCAAATATAGAGGAGCCTTATCTTGACGCGCAACAACTGTACAACATGGATTTTCGATACTTCCATTGTTTCCGCCCCATGCTGGATTGAAAATATATTGTTGAGCTTTTACCAGGTAAGGATATTTACGACAGGCCAGAATTGTTGCCGCTGGTTCATCTACACTTTTACCAACATTATTGAAGTTCGTATCCATTATCCACGGCTTTGTTTTTACAAGTGCAAACTTTGGATTTTGAGTTAAGGCCCCAATTGGTGAATCAATATCAGTTGGTAGTGAATTGCCATACTGCTGATCTATAAAATTGATATCAACTTTAGCAACTCGATCTTTTGTTGTTAATGTTGGACATGGGTTATCAATTGAATGAACACCACCATTCCCATAATACGTATTCAGATGTGAAGCAGTTACAATTGCGTGCCCATCAACAGTTTTAATAGTTCCGGCAGGTCCATCTATACCAATAACCTTTCCTTCAGGTCTTCCGGAGTAGTACTTTTTAAGGAACACAGATTTCACTAAAGCATGAGTTACATTAGTACAAATTGTACCCATTGGCTTTTCAATGGAATTTACTTTTTGATGTGGGTTGATTTTACCGCCATTATATCGCTTAGTAAAAACTTCATCACCATTTGCCACAAACTTTAATAAACCTGCGTAAATTCGTTTTAAAGTGTTATCTGAGAGTTCTTTCTTTCTTTCAAAAATACTCACACCTTCATCTTCAAGTTCCAAGACTTCACGAACTGGCTTCCATTTTTCCATTGGAAATAATGTGCTCTCAACTTTATCTTTAGTATGAGTTTGTTCTGGCCAAGCTATAGGTAAAGATTTAAAACTTAATCCAGATTTAAACTCTTTTGCAAATTGAATAAACAATCTTTCTCGGCTTTGATATGCTCCAAAATCGGCAGCATTTAATATTTTTGAATCATATTTATACCCATGACTACAAACTTTGTTAAGCCAATGTATATAATCTCTTCCCGCTGTTCTTGATACTGGCTTGCCTTTTTCATCAAGAGGACCCCAGCACATAAACTCTCTCACATTTTCAACCCAAAAGTAATCCGGATCCAATGCAACTAAATACATAAACATGTGCTCAGCAAGGGTTCTACTATCAGCATCTCTAGCCTGTCCTCCTTTTGCTTTTGAAAAATTAGTACATTCCAAAGATGCCCAAATATTTATTCTACAATCAGGAAAAGCAATTCGAAGTGAATCAACTAAAAACTTAAGCTTTATAACAACTTTAAAATCTCGAATATCTTCTGTGAAGTGCAAAGTATCAGGATGATTCTGAGCATGACTTAATATCGCATTACTGTCATGATTTACACATGCAGCAACAAACATGTTCGGAATATCAGTGAAATGAATACCGGTTGAGGTTCCACCAGCTCCGCAAAACAAATCAATCCAAAACACTAATTGACTGGTTGAATCTGCATGTTTTTTCACATGTCTAATAAACGCTTTTGTTTCTCTTTTTAATTGTGAATTTATCATACTGCTATATCAAATAAAGTTGGGACATTTTGTTTTAGTTCCTCTGATTTTAGGTAATTGGCTCCATCCAAAAAGTAAGTTGGATTAAGTTCGATACCATAACCACGACGACCTTTTTTTATAGCTCGAAGTGGTACAGTCATTAATCCACCGAAATAATCCAAAACAAGATCTCCCGGATTACTCATTTGATCAATAACACGATCTGCTATATCAAACTGCATCGGACAGATATGCATTTCTTTACCCAAACTCCACTGAGAACCATTCAAAGTCCTCATTCTTGTAATATCAGTCCATACTTCCGGTGACCAACTCTGCGGCTGAAGTAACATAAACCCTGAAGGCAGCTTACCTTGAATCTCAAGATTCTCTGCAATATTTACAACTTGTTCAAAATCCCAAACTTCATTTAGGCTGTAACTTCTGAAAAGTTTAAAAATTTGATCAGCCTCAAGTTTAGCTACCTCATCAGGAATTAAAAGCCTATCTCCGGAACTTCTGGTATATCCGTGAGCATCCATTTGCCAACGGGCTCTTGAATATCCATTGTTATTAAATTCACCATTTTTTTTATCAAACTCTCTCTTTTCCTTCACAACAGGAATGTCCGCATAGGCATTTGTGTTATCACTTGGCGGCTTGCGGAAATAAAGAAGATATTCTGGCATCCCCACCCCCATCTTTGAACCGTCTTTACATTGTTCAGACCATCCCAAACGATAAGTTTGATTATTTTCTCGAACAACATCTGTTACAATGGTTTTCATTCCCATGTATTCAAAACCGTGTTTTCGATAATGGTTCACAGTGTCAATATGGAAAGGATAAACGGTTTGAAACCCTAATCCAGACAATCCCCCAGGTATAATCCTATCCTTTACATGAATTGCAGCTATTCTACCCGGCTGTAGAACTCTAAAAGCTTCAGGCGTAGAATAATCCATTTGATTAAAGAATTCCTCAATATTTGATGAATGACCGTAATCGGCATAGTTTGGCGAATATTCGTATTGATTAGCAAAAGGAATTGACGAAAGAATCAGCCCAACTGAATTTGATTCGATAAGAGGCAATTCCTTTATGTTGTCATTTTGTACAGCTGTGTAATTTTTGCCTTTGATCTCGATTCTTTCAACTCCTATCTTTCTGGCTAAATGTTGAGCCATTGCGGATTGAGATAATCCATATTCTTTTATAATGTTCGTCATTTTAATTACCATTAAGTTATGTTGTTTCCATTTTCGTTCGAGCTGCTTCCTGATCTCTCTTTCTGCTTCAGTATAGATTAAATCGATTCGTACTGTTCCGGTTTGCCCAAATCTCAAAAGTCTATGGATGGATTGTATAAAATCATTGAATTTAAAGCCTATTCCTAAGTATATGGCCCATGAACAATATTTCTGAAGATTCGTTCCAGAACCCAACATTGTAGGCTTTCCAGCTAATTCTTGTAAATCTCCATTTGAAAAGTTTAGAACTATCTCTTCTCTTAGCTCCAGTTTTTGGCTTCCAAAAACAGATTTACAGCCGGGAATTGACTTTTCTATTAACCTTCTCTCATCCTCCAGATCGTGCCATAAAATTCTATGCGCTGTAATATCTTCACATCGCAATTCAAGCATTTTGTTTACTCGATCTTTAAGACTTTTTCTTTTTTCTTTTGCAGAACCTTCTAAACCGATTGCCACTTCATTGTACATTTGAAACTGGCCACGTTTATCATTTCCTGCATCAGCATGATCTGAAGCAATTTCGTGCCATCTGATATCCAGTGGCGGCAAAATATATCCGTGATCATCACTCTCATCACCAGTAATGTCTGAAGGTTTTGAAACGAATAAAGCCCAAGAAGAAACCCATAACCAAAACTCTTCCTCTTTATGTGCATGAAGCGTCAATTTATCAGCTTTGGTACTATCTCTTTTGAAGAATCTTGTTTTAGCCTGGCTAACATCCATAACCCCCAAGAAGTCGGCATATGCAAGTAATTCAATGTAGTCATTTGGCGAAGGGGTTGCCGTTGCAACAAATCGATATGGAACGCATTCTGTTCCACGTCGATCTCCATTTGGACCAGCATCACCTGTAAACAATCTCATGAACTCTCTAAATGTTTTAGAGCCACCCAAACCACGTAAAATAGAAGCCTCATCTAAACTTGCAACTTGGAATAATCTAGGATCCAATTTCCCATCCCGAACAGTTTCATAATTAGTAATGTAAATTCCAGTTTCGGAAGCTTCTTCAATTCTCCTGATGAATTTTGGACCGGAATCCCATCCAAGAATATTAACAGCATCTTTTGAAAATTCAGCCCTAACCCCCAGAGGAGCAATGATCAATCCTCGACCTCCAGTTTTAAGTAAAGTACATCTGATAGCTTCCAATTGAGTCACCGTTTTATGAAGGCCAAACGAAGCAAAACAAGCGCGGCGCCCCCCTTCAACAAGCCACTTCACCATTAGTTTGTTATGGTTTTTAAGCTTTGGATTGATATCAGAAATATCTAATTCAAATCCCTCTTTTTGAGCTATTCTAATTTTTGATTGCAGAAATTCATCATACGGCTTTATCATGATCTGGCATTTTTTTGAAGTGATAGATTTTGTTTCCATTTGGCAGTGTTTTAACCTCTTTGGGCTTTTGATCGCATTTTAAAAAGGAGATTAGCTTTTCATAAGCGTTGATCTCACTTTCACCTTTCATTTCTATATCCGTTTTAGTTGGAGTGTAAATTGTTGTTTTTGCGATCCAAACACTTTTAACTATTTTTTCGGTTTCGATTTTTTCTATGTTTAATTTCTCTAAATTCATGTAGAATGTTTTCAAGGTTAGTTTTATTTATTGGTAATAAAAAAGCCCTCAAATTTTTGAGAGCTTTTAATGTTTGAATTCGCAGAAATTCCGATCATAAATTCCAAGTTCGATATTTATCTTATTTCTAAGTTCTATTCGTTCAAAAGGAGTTTTTTGTTCCGGATCATTTTTTAGTTGAAGCCTAATCCTCGATGCTTTGGATGCAATTTCGATCATTTGATCTGTTGATAAATGTAATGGACGATGTCGCTGGAGAGTTTCAATAAATTCAAAATATGTCTTACCATATCGTTCAATCAAACCTAATCTGTAATTGATTTGATCTCCGCTTTTGTGATGATTACTTTCGAATGACTGAATGTGAATATTATGAAGATTTAAAGCAGTAGTTCTATTAGCACCCACCGATATAAAATGGCCGCCATTCATCTTTCCAAAATTTCCAGATGCAATACAAGATTGTCCAAAATCAATTAATCTTGATATTTCATTGATTATTGGCTGAAGATGTTTTGCTCTATACTTATCTGGCGACAAAATAGCAACTTTTTGAATAGCTTTATCAGCGACCTCCTTTTTCTGCTGCTCCTTGCGAAATTTGTTTTTGCCTAATTGAATTGATCTTTCAAGCTTTTGTTTGCCTTTTTCAGTATTAAGCAACCAATTTGAATAGCAACCACACATTTTACCTAAACCATAAACTCTATGTTTGGTAAGAACACCACAACCCCACCCTTTTGCATCTCCAACTCCTTTACACGACTTTTCTTTTGCATCTATCATGATCTTATGGAATTTGATTTAGGTATAGATCCTGTAAACTCATCAGATAACTTTTTAAGAGCAAAATTTATTGAAGAATCAATATCTGTAAAAGGCTTCAATACCTTTCCAATATCACTCAAAACTACCGGCATTTGATTCTCAATATGCTTTAGCCCCAAATCGGTTACCTCTTTTTTAATTCTAACCAATTGTTCTAATATTTCTCTATTTCCCATTTGCTATTTTCTAAATGATTTACCTTTAAATTCAATGATATTAAACATCTCATACACGCGATCCCAAACTCGACCACCATACTTTTCTCCAATCTCATCGACTGCAGCCTGAAGATCATCTTCATAACCTTCTTTGAAATTACACACTAAAAATGTTTTTGATTTTAAGCGATAACGCTCTTCAAGTATTTCTTTAAAAATGTTTACCTTCCCATAATTGCTGGCAATTCTTTCTGTTTTCAGATCATCAAAATTTTTAATACCATACCACATGGTTTTTTCAAATTCTAATCTAAGATTATCCGCATTTTCACCTGTACATTTTTCAAACATAATCACAGCCTCATTTGCAGAATAGCTTTTAAAACCAACTTTTGGAATTCCTCTAAAAATACTTTCGAAAACTTTCATTGTTGATGTTTTCCCATTTCCATAATTTCCAATGATCAACAGACCTTTGTCAAAACTTGGCTGAGAGATGTCTGATAAATTATCACAACTAAAAAATCTTTCGTCTTTAGAAAAATAATATATCAAAGGCTCTAAGTTCTTAATTGTAATTCCGTCAACCTTTACAAATGGAATTCCGTTAATTTCTTTAAATTTTGCTTTAAACAAATCAAATAATTTTCTAGCACTAATTGAAAATTCTACTTTTTCTTTTGGTTCAAATACCTTCTTGGCGTAGTCGCCACGAGACTTAATTTGCTCAGAAGTAGCCTCAGCATTTTTTGATTCGTAAGATTCTATTTGTGCTTTCTGAAATTCTGATAATTTATCTGAACTAAAACTTTTCAGTTCATTGTATTTATGAATTCCAATAATTGGAATCATTAAATTATCTGTTTTTTGAGAATCCTCCGGATGATTGTGCGCTTCCATTTTGAATCGGTTTGAAGTTTTTATTATTCTTTGCCCATGTAGAAAGTCTTCGTTCTAAATCCCAAGTTTTTTCAAGTTCCCGGCGGAATTTTGTTCCTGAATTATTTGGTTCTGTCCAATACCGGTAAAAATCATTTAAAAAATCTTTACCATAGAGATCTAAAAAAGGTTGGAGTGTGGAAGAAAATTTTAATTTTCTGGCATCTAACTTTTCTTTACTTTCTTCTACTTTACTTTCCTTTTCTTTTCTTTGTGTGTTTATGGAGTCTATAGTTTGGTCTTTTTTAAGTTTACGTATACCTAAACTATCTAAAAGGGTGAGTAAACCATCAAAAGTGATACAGTTATTATTTCTCTTCTTATAGGCATCTTGAACACTATCAATAAAATCTTGACACCAAACAATATTATTTTCCTTCCATAAAACAGCATCAAATTTGCCTAAATCTACAAGGTCATTTATGATTGCTTCAAGGACAGTTTTTTGAACTTTACATTTCGCAGCCAAGTACATCATAGTACTTGGTTTCGATAGATTTAAGTAATGGTATTCGGTTTTTGCTAATTCTCTAAGTAATTTTACAAAGGTTGCAAACCCATCATTCCCATAAGTCTCTTCGAGGTAAAACATTTTCTTTCCTTCTTCACATAAAAAAGGAAAGTAGTCTACACTATTTCTTTCAGGTCTTGCCATACTATATTTTTTACTTTTTGAATAAATCGAAAACGCTACTCAAAATACTAGTAGGAACAACATCTTCTGTTCCTGTGATTGCATTTGCGATTGCTTTCTTTTCCTGAATAAGATCATATAACCATTGATCCAAAGTATCTTCTCCAAGTAAATAAGTTGCTCTTACATTACTTGGCTGCCCCATACGGTGACATCTTGCTTCAGCTTGTTCACAATCAGCCTGAGTCCACGGAAGCTCTACAAATAGGACTTCACTACTTGCCGTTAGAGTTAATCCAACACCGGCAGCTTTATGATTACAGATAATTAATTTGGTGTCAGGATTCTTTTGAAAGCTATCTACCGAATTTTGTTTTTGAATAGAATCGTCATTTCCTGTAACAGTTACCGCTTTAGGATAGATTACCTTTAGTAAATCGACGATTATTTTATGTTTGCAGAAAACAACAATTTTTTGCCCAGAACCAATTATTTCATCAATATACTCCTGAGCCGCTTCTATTTTGCCCTTAGCAGAAATTTGAAGCAACATTGTAATTTTTACAATGGTTTCTGAACTTACTTTCTTCTTAATTTCAGAATCAGTTAAATCCGAATTTTTAAGGAAATTTGCAAAATCATCTCTGACTACATCAAACTCTTTTTTGTTAGTAAGAGTACAAAGAATTGTCTGACGTGATAAAGGAGGTAGATCTTTCAGAACATCCTCTTTTTTACGCATGAAATAACATGACATATTCATCAAATAATTCAATTCTTTTAAGTTTGCAGATCCTTTGCCACCTTCACAATATCTTGCCTTAAATCCATTTTCACCCCCAAAATGGCGAAGTTTAAACATTACTGCTAATTGACTAAATAAATCGATTGGCTTGTTTACAACTGGCGTACCAGTTAATAAAATAATGTATTTTTTGTTTTTTGTAATTTGAATACAGATCTTGGCTTGAATCGAATTAGGGTCTTTTAAACGGTGACTTTCGTCAATAATTGAGGACTTGAATATTTTTATACGTTCGTCCATTATGATTTGATTTGAATGCTTTAAATCCTTTTTATTCGGCATCGAATTGACAAAAAACTTTTTTAACGACTCATAGTTAACAATAAAAACATCCGCCATTCCCATTTCATAAAACCGGTGCCAAGTATCCTTATTTTTATCATCTAAAATCATAGCCTTTTTATCAGTCCACATTTCAAATTCTCTTTGCCAGTTAATCTTTAATGCTGATGGACAGATAACAATACAGGGGAAAGTAATTTCCCCCTGTTTTTCTGCTCCATAAACGGTACCTATACTTTGAAGTGTTTTACCAAGTCCCGGCTGATCACCATTTATAAATCTTTTCAATTCTAATCCGCGAGCAATGCCTTCTTCCTGATAAGGTCGAGGCTTATAACCATTTATTGAATTTACAATACCTAAATCAAAATTTAATTTTGGCAAATCTGGAATAACATCGACTTGTTCAGGAATGTTATCTTCGATCTTAATTATAGATGCTTTACATTTTCCGCCAACTTCATAAACCTGCTCTCTAAATGAAATCGGAATTACCCATACCTTTTTTTTGTGATTCCATTTAGCAACTGATAAAAATTTCCGCCAAACAATTCTCTCTGTATTTTTTAAGTGTTGAAATGGAACATTGAATTGATCAGGCTTAATGTTAATAGCCATAGAAACATCTTTTGGGCTATCTATATTAAAACCGGTCAAAATATTTGTACTCCATTCAGAAACATTGCAAATTCCTTTTATCATTTTTGTATGGTGATCTTTCCATCGTCCAAAATCAATTGAAATTTGAAACTCGTTTAAAAATTCGACTATCTGCATTACTCGTAAATTGTTAGATTAATAAATTTTACATTACAACTTCATCATCATCAAGTTGCATTTCTTGTTGTTTAGGTGGCGCTTGTTTTCCTTCGAGATACTCATAAACTTCCGACTTTAGAACGTCTATTGATTCTCGGAGTTCCGCCATAAATGGATAATCCTGATAATCCTCGAATTTTAAAAAAGGAGTATTTAGGTTTAAATACTTTCCCGATTCCAATTTCTTTGACCCTGAGATTGTAACCCCCTCTGAATCTCCTTGTCCGCCAATTGTAAATCCATGTACCTTGTATTTTAATAAAAAGTGTTCTTCAGGTAAATCAACATCAGGACTATCTAATCTATCTCGGCAATCCGATTCTTTGATCTCTTCACAAATAAATGCGAAATGCGGAATAAGATCCTGGAAAGCACTTCTAAGATCATCATGAATTGGCGCGTCAGAAGATTCGGATGCTGATTTTTTTGCATTTTTCACATACTGGTCATATTTATAGGCCAGAAATAGACTGTTTTTGATGTTTGCTTGTTTAATTGTAATGTTCATGATATATCAGTATTGTTTGTTAAAAAAAATTCTTTGTACTTTCCTTCTTTATATTCCCAGTTTATAGGAACGCTCCAGATATCTTTCAGATCTTTTATTCTCCGGCGTAAATCGCCTATTTGGTATTTTAACAATGCACCTGCAGTTGTTAACCTTTCACCTCTTAAAAGTGCCTCATATACAATTCTGCATTGATTGGAGAAGCGCTCTTTGTTTCGTTCAAAATGTTCCTGGTTACTGATCTTATTTTCTACATGAAAAAGCTCATCAAAATTTATTTCCTGTTGATTCATAATAAATGTTCTACATTTTTAACTTGAATTTCCAATTCTCTCATGAAAGCTAAATCAGAGGGTTCAGGAAGATAAATTCCCGCTTCTTTGCTCGAATAATCTCTAAATCGATCAATTGCTATTGACAATTCATCTTTAGTAAGGTCAGCTAAACTTTTGTACTCATCTCTTATTTCTCCACTTTTACGATTTACAAACTCATATTTAAAAATGGTAGGATTGACAAGTTTTTTGAAGAACTCAAGTTTTATGTACTCGACAGATTCTCCGTATTCCCACGCAAACCAAGACATTATTAAATGCACATATTTAAGCTGCGGATATGTCTTGGGAACTTTCTTGGCCGATAGTTCAAAAACTTTATTATGCTTTACAAAATAGTTGAACTTCTCTACAGCTCTTTTTATATCGATCGGTTTTTCTGGATTGTAAAGCATAACAAGTATTGTTTAAAATGGTGTTTTATTAAATTCTATTTCCAAGCCTTTTTTGGCAGCTGTTACATTTTTTCCAGTCAACTCGTAAACTTCTTTTACAAATTGTTTTTCATTGGAATTACTGTCAGATAAGTGAATTAGGACAATATTATTAACTGCCGACAAATCATTCGCCGCCAACATGTCTTTGCAGTTTTCCAGCGAAAAGTGAGATCTTAAAATTCGATTTCTTAAAAACTCTTTCCCACTGTCAGCGCCGAACTTTCGATCTATTATTTCCTTTGAAAAATTGGCCTCAATGATAATATTGTTTAAACCGGGAAAGGTGTATTTGCAGTAATTTGTATCAGTTAAGAAAAGTACTTTACCACAATCCGGATGATCAATTAAAAAACCAAGCGGTTCAGCTGCATCATGTTGCACATCGAAAGCCATCACTTTAAAGCTACCTATCCTGACATTCTCTTTTGATGCAATTGTCATGGATCTGTGAAAATTATCTGGATTTAGAAACTGCGAAGTTTTAGCGCCAGTGTAAGTGGTAATCCCCAGTCCCATAACCTCATCAAATGATTTAGCGTGATCCTGATGTTCATGTGAAAGTAGACAGCCAACGACTTTACTAAAATCAAAATTGAGAGCTTTCTTTATATCCATAATATTCACACCACATTCAATAAGCAACGCTTCATTCTCGTTTTCGAGAATGTAAGCGTTGCCAATACTTCCTGTTGAAATAACTTTTAATTTCATTAGAAAGGTGGTTGGTTTTGTGCAGTTTCCTGTTCAAAATTAATTTCTGTGGAACTTGGGATTATTTCAGATGTAATTTCCTCAATAACAGCTTCCTCTACTTCATTAAAATTAAGAGACTCTTTATTTGCTTTAGTCTTAATCTCATGTTGAACGTCAATTTCTGTTTTATCTGTCATTAGTCCTTTATCACTAGATGATGAAGTCTCAATTTTTAAAGCTCTTGCAATAACTGTTTTTTCACACATTTGATCAGTAAATAATGTATGTGCTTTAGAATTTCCTTTCGCACCTCCCATTGACCAAGATGTTCTTATCTGAGTGATTGTCATAATCTCCGAATCGGAACTGCCATCGTTGTATGTAACAATTGCGTATGCACCAACGATTTTGGATAAGTCAATATTCTGCAGTTTTTGATCATGCTTAGTAATATTTTTTCTACCTGTGGAATAATCAACTTGATACTCAAAAATATCGTCAGAATAGACTGTTACAGCATTAACTTCTTTAACATTGGCTACACGTTTTGCAACTGTTATATCTCCAATATAAGATTGATCAAATTGCAATTTATTTCCATAAACAACAAAATATCCTTGCTTCTTAGAAACACTTAAACCACTTGTTACCATATCTAGGAAAGCATTTGCTATACTTTCTCTAGTACAAACTTCTAAAGCTGGATTCCCTGACCTATCTACAACTCCTGGCAACATAAGCCATGCTGCTCTAATTGCATTTTCAGGAACATAATCAGCAGGAAGAACTAATTCTCCTGTTGCTTGAATTTCTGCAACACGTGTAATAATGCTTGTAACTGTTGCTTCAGTAAATTTGTTGTTCTTTTTTTCTACAACTTGTGTGTTTTCTGTTGCCATGTTTAAATACTTAAAATTTCATTGATTAATTTTTCTTTTCTTTCAACTCTGTGATTATGAGAAATGGACGTTTCTTCTATATTTTGGTGTATTCTTAAAAAGTCGTTGCACCAGTGTTTTATCTCAAAAGCAACCATCTCAACTTTATTATCATGGTCTTGATTTGATTCTAAATATTTAGACGTTATCATTTTTAATCTTTCTAGACTTTCCATTATATATCGAATAAAAGTGGATTGATTATTAGTTTGGAACACTTTACAAATTGTAGATCGAAAGCCTCCGTTTGAATTTCTTTCTTGGTATTTTGATTATGTGGACAATTTGCTGTACAATCAAAACTTCCAATTTTAACTCCGACATTATCCTTACATTCTTCAAGAAGGATTCCGTCGGAGTCTCTTTTGACTTTATAGCCGTTCATTACGCAACACGTAAAGACTTGTCTGGTTCACTTACTACCAATCTAATTAATTGGCTATCTGTGCTTAAAATGTCGTGGATTGATTCGGCACCGTCAATAAAAATTGGAGCAGAAACTTGATAGAATTGACAAAGTGTAGAAATAATGTCTATTCCTGCATTTATTTTTGATGCTGTATTTGCATCTGAGAATGGAACTCCATTGACTAAAATTTCACAAGCCGGACTCTCGCCGCCGTTTACTTGGTCTTCAAACATTTTGAATTTCACAATTCTGAATTTTGAATTGACATTGTTTTCAATTGCAGTCATTTTGTCCTTTTCAAATTGCTCAATTAAAAACTGGGTTTTCTCAACATTAGCAATTTCCTGAGCTAATTTTGTTTCCTGATCTTTCAATTCTTTAATTCGGCCAGCAACTACATTGATTTGCTCTTCGTTTCTCAGATTGACTTTTATTGCTTCCATTTCTTGTAGAAGAACTCGTTTCTCTTCTTTCAATTGAGCATCATCAACTTTTGGCTCTTCTTGAATTGTTGCTTCAACATTCTGAAGTTCTGTTTTCTTACTGGTGTAAATTGCATTATCAAGAAGTAATTTATTGTAAACCTCTTCAATATTAACCGGAACAGCAGAATTCGCTTTTGCTCTTTCAGTATTTAAATTTGCTTCAATTGCTTCAACTTCACTTTTTAAATTTGTGATTAAAATTTCACCATTTGAAGATCTGGTTTTTAATGCTTCTAACTCAGATTCAAGATTCTCTTTTTGCGTTTTAAGAAGTCCTCCTTGACGATTAATTTCAGCAAGATTTGCTGTTTTATCACTTTGAAATTTAATAATCATTTCAGACTTTTTTGTTTCGATATCCGATTCTTCAAAGGCACGCTGACAAGTAGGACAACAGAAAGAATTTTCTTCAAAGCTTAATTCTTTTGCATTTTCGGTTGTCCATTCTGTTCGCTTAGCTGACATTTTAATTTCTAATGCTTCAATATCAGATTTCTTAGAAGCAATCAATCCATTCACTGTTATTAAAGCAGTTTCAGCTGTTGCAAGTTCTCCTTTCTTGGTTGTAAAGGAGGATTCCAACCCAGTCAAAACAGAAGTGTCAACTTTGTTCAAGTTATTTGCTTTAGATCTTGTCTCAGTTTCAATCTGTGAAATTTCCGATTTAAGATTTGATGCTGTACGTTTAGCTCCTTCATTACTTTGTAAGACTGCATTTAAAGCTTCCGATTTATTTGAAATCAACACTTCTTTTTGATCAAGTAGGTTTTGTTTTGCTTCAAGCAAGTTTTTAAGATTCTGAAAATCGAATCCTTGCGGTTTAGTTTTAGATATTTCATCAATCCGCGTTGGAATCTCCTTTAATTCTTTTTTCTGCTTTTCAACGGAAGCTTTGATTTGCTTTAAATATTCTGACAATGTTTTATCTTGTGTCAGATTAGCTAAAAGCTTTTCGTACTCAGGATTCCCTGCAGCAATTTGTTCATCAGTAAACTCTCCCGCCATCTGAGTAATAATACCACGGCGGTCTTGCCACTTCATTATATTAAGAGCATAAGGATTTGTAATTAATTTGAAAATGGTTTCATCCATTATGCTGCTAACTTTTCCTTGAAACTCTTTCTGCTGCATTGGAACTTCATTCCAGAAATAAACAGTTTCGTTTCCAGTGTACTCAGCAACCTCAGAACCTTTTTTCTTTTGCCACTTTTCTTTATATACTTTTTTAAGAGATATAGAATCTCCATTTATTTCAAAGAAACCTTCAACTTCATGGTCCTGTCTGTTCAATGAAGTGTCAACTGTATTTTTAATACTGAAATCTTTTTTCTCTTCTGCATTTTTATTGAAAAGCAGCCATAAAAAAGCATCATAAATTGTTGATTTTCCGGTACCGTTCGCGCCATAAATATTTGTATTATGATTAAATGAAACTGCAAGTTTCAATATTCCTTTAAAGTTTGTCAGGTTAATACCTTTTATTTTAATTGTTTTCATTTGATTTTGCTTTGATAGTTATTTTTTTAAATGATCTTATAGTTTCTACAGTACACAGACGATTTGAACGTTGAATTATATGTCCGAATGTGTTCCGTTTTTCTGGCAATGGATGGCCATTAGTGTCAACCAGCTCCAGTGTGTGAATACCAGATTCCCGGATAGTCTTTACCTTCAAAAACAATCCAGATGGCGTTTTGAAGGTTTGGTTTTTCTTTAACTCCATATCCTAACAAGTAAAAGGTGGATATGAATGATTTTGATGATCTTTAAACATTTCATCAAACTGTGGCACTTGAAATTTCCAAGCCAAGCCCAGAATATTTTCAGATTCTAAAGCATCATCTATGCTTTCATCAAATGCTTTTTTTAGACACTTGCCTAAAAGTTCTTTAGTTTTGTTATTGGACAATGTGGTATTACAAAACCTTTGTACTAAATTTGCACTCATAATTAATTTGATTTTAGGATTCGAGGTCCGATTATTAAATTCTAATAAAAGCCACTTGTCAGAGTGGCTTTTTCATTTTGTCAAACTACCTAATAAGGAAATACGAGCCTTATCAGATAGTTTGTGTTCACCCTTCCGGGTCCGCTCTAAAGATGCTCCCAACACCTCTAAAGCAGAAGTCGCCTCACTTTCGATTTGTGCAGCTATATTGTAGTTCTGCATGGCCAGTGCCTGCATTTCTTTTGATGATTCTAACTGTCGTCTATAGAATCTTATCTGATCTTGTTTTTTCATCACCAATTGATTTTTTTAATGATGTAGTAGATCAAGTTTATAATTCCGAGAAAAATTATAAGAGCAATAAAAAACAGAATCATATCATCAATTGATATCAGTTTATTCATTTGTCAATTCCTCTTTCAGTTTCCCCGTATGCTTCGCGATAATTTCCAAAACCATAGGTAAACTAAATCTTGGAGACTTTCTTTTTGCACCCTCGTAAACAGAACTCACTTCAATAATAAGTGCATCTGCTATTTTTTTACGTAATGGAATATCGTTTCGGATGATAGTATAGATTTCATCCTTAAGCCTTTTCTTTTTATTCCCTTTTTTAGTTGTTGCCATATCTTTCGCATTTTAGTTTTGTGTTTTTTAATCTCCATTATATCGGCCTAATCCGTAGTAGGCAGCAGCACCTGAAATTTAGAATAGATTAGTCCCCCTAACCGGTATCGATCCGATTGACCATCCTCTGTAAGGGCATGTGACAGGTATTTTCGCCCCTCGTGGCGATTCGTTTAAACTTACATATCCTTGCACCGCCCACATTTTAAGATGTATGAAAGGAGTTCCACCTATTAGCGATTTACACGTAAATCGTTTTCTACATTGCCCTGCCGTTATTCGTCAGATATTTATTATTTAAACTCCAATATTTCAAAGAACTTTTTTTAGTACATTTGCACGGGTCATTTGTACAGAGCAAATATACATAACTTGTTATGTATTTACAAAACTAATTATGTAGTTTTTACATAACTTGTTGTTAATTTATAATAGTTCTAAATAAAATGGAGTTAAAAGAGATCATTGATTTAATAAAAAAACATAACATAACAGCCTATGAAATAGCTAAAAACACGCTATTAACAGAGGTTGGAATAAATAAAATTCTAAATGGTAGTTCACAAAACCCCAGAAAGTCAACATTAAAGATGTTGGAAGAGTTTTTAATTAATTACCCTAACAACGGAAACAACATTACCCAACAAAACATAACAAGTAACGCAAACAACCTTTTATTTTCAACTAATGTTATGCATGTACCATTAGTTAATCAATACGCATACGCAGGCTATATGAATGGTTTTAATGACCCAGAATTTATTGAAGAATTACCTAAAATTCCGTTTATCGTTGAAAAAGAGCACAAAGGAGAATACATGTGCTTTGAAGTAAAAGGCGATAGTATGGATAATGGAACACACGAAAGTTATTTAGAGCGAGATATCCTATTGTGCCGAAATGTGAGAAGAGACTTCTGGAAAAGTAAACTGCATATTGATAAATGGGATTTTGTTATAATTGACAAAAACAGTGGAATTTGTGTAAAGCGAATTATCAAACATGATGTAGAAAATGGCATAATTACTTGTCATTCCCTGAATGATTACTACGAAGATTTCGATATTGATCTAAGAAACGTTTCCAAAATATTCAATATTGTTGATATTCAGAGAAAAAGAAATAGAAGATAGTTACGGATTTCCGTAAAACACAAAACTCGATATTAATTAAGTTCGGACAAAAAACAATTTACTATGAAACAATTTTATTTATTAGCTTTTATCATTACTTCATCTGTAATATACAGTCAAGAAATTGCTACAACTGAAAGTGGTAAAAAAGTACAACTAAATAAAAACGGCACGTATAAATATTTAAGCAGTTCAAAAAATATTGAAAGCACCGTACTTAAAGAAACTGATTTTATTAAAACTGAAGAATACGTAAAATTTAAAAATCAGGAAATTTATGTTTTAAATGGAGATGAAAAACCTGTTTTAACTAGTTTTTCATTTGGCAGCGACTTTAACCGATTTTCATCATTATCCATAGAACAAATAAACTCAATGATTTCTACAGCCAACATTAAGACTATGTTCCAGATGAAAAATAGAAGAACATACGTTCCTAAAAAAATTTCATTCTTTTTTGTTGAAAAAGATTCAACCTGGATGATAAATATTTCTTATATAGCAAGCAACGATTATGGGGGGCAAAAAGATGGTTCTGCTTATTCAACTTTCACAGATATTGGCGCATTCAAAGATTTAATGATACTTTAAATAAAAATTTCGGGGGAATAACATAAAAACAATGATTGAAAGGATAGAAAAACTAGAAGAAGAACTTAAAGTAATTCGATATGCTTATGAACAAAACACTCTATTTCTTGAGAACGATAGTAAAAATATGGAAGAGCTAATATTGTTCAATCAAACAATATTGGAGTTTATGAAAGAAACAGATGAAAGAATAAAAAGTCTTCAAGATGCTTTTGTCATTAGTACTACGAATACAGAATTACATTTCAATCTAATCGAATCTCAAGGAAGAACAATTAAAACAATACTTGAAACTTTACAGATAATGCAAAAAAGATGAATAAAATTGATCAAAGAATTCTGAGGTTAATGGATGTTCTGCTTTTTCAAAAAGTGATATCTACTATTGGGAATTTTTGTGACGTAATTGGAATGAAACAGCAGACTATCTCGAAGATTAAAAAAGGCGTTGCACATTTCACTGTTTCCCATATTGAAACAATTTGCCAAAAATTTAACGTCAATGCAAACTGGATCTTTGGTCGCGAAAAAAACGTTTTCAATATCGTTGGAAGTATTGAAATAACAGACATTTAA